TTAAGTATATTTCGTATTTTATCAAATGTACCATTAAAATAGTACTCTTCACCAAAACAAAAAATTCCAAAACCTATGTTATTCATAGGTAAAATTTAAATAAAAATCTTAAGATTGTGGAGTTTAAATCTTTTTTAAATTATTACTATAATTAATTGCGTGTTGTTCTTCCATAAATGGATTACTCACAATTGTTTCACCATCTTGTATGTATTTTACATACCAGCAAGTGTTTTCTAAGTAAATTTCTATATCACTAATTGTTGTCATAACCTTCTATTTTTGGTAATTCTTCGATATTCCAATCTATTGATTCTTCGTTCCAAATTGCAACCATTCCTTCCTCGACTTCAGGTCGTTCAACAGGTGGGTCCCATTGTCCTAATGTCTCATTTAAAACCCAAGAATCGAATGGTTTCGGAGGTAAGAAAATATCTAATTCACTATTGTAGGAATACCCCAAACCTGCAAACATTTTTCTAATATTACCATTGTACGATGTTTGAATCCATTGACCCCCCAATCCTAAATCTATTGATAGGTAATCATTACCTCTGTGTTGTTGGTCATCGGGAACAACTAATATTTGTTGTACAATATTATTTTCGTCTATTTGTGCAAAATGCGCCATTTTATTTCTTTTTATATCTAATGATAACGATACCTGAACCACCGTTACCTCCCTTATTATTTGAATTATAGTGTGCTCCTCCTCCACCACCTCCACCTGTGTTTGTTCCTCCGTCTCCACCAGGTAGATTAGTCCAACATCCTGTACAACCATTTAAAGTATCTCTACCCCATTCAATAGAATCTCTTCCTCCTGTTGCGTAGTTGTTCGCAAATTCATTTGGCGCACCTGCACCTCCACCACCTCTTCCTCCTGAACCACCAAATGTGGAATAACCTGCACCACCTCCACCACCAGCCCAATAAAATGGTCTACCTAATATTGTTGATAGTGCTCCTGTTCCTCCATTTGCTCTCGCAGTTGAATCAGTTCCTTGTGCACCTGCACCTCCACCTCCACCTGAATAGTAAGCTGCCGTTGAATTACCTCCTCTATATCCTTGTCCTGATGTTCCTGAACCTCCGTTAAATGTTCCCGCGTTATCGTTATAACCACTCGCCCCTCCACCTGAGCCTCCATTACCTCCTGCAATACCTGGTGTGTAACCCCTATAAGAACTACCACCAAATCCACCACCAATTGCCGTTAAACCATTAAATGATGAGTTACCACCCGCAGTTGCCGGTATGGTGTATTGGTGACCTCCCGGTTGTCCGTTTGTTCCTGCCGCAGGTGCACCTGTTCCACCAGCACCGACTGTAATTGTATATGAACCAGGTGTTAATACGTGTTTTCCACTTAGGAAACCACCACCTCCACCACCGCCTCCCATATCCATTCCACCACCGCCACCACCACCTACAATCAAATATTCAACGTGTAGTGATGAACCAATTAATGATGACAATGTAAATGTACCTGAACTATTAAAACGATGAATTCTCCAATCTCCCAATTCTGTTATAACACCACCTGTTGCAATGATTTTTTGATTTCGAAATGACGCTCCTTCAATAGTTGCTGATGTTGAGTCTAATCTATTTCTTGTATTATTTAATAAGTCGGTAATTCTTGGTTCAGAACCATCACATAAGTCAACTCTCGGTTCAAAAAATTGTAATCTTGTTGTGTTGTCTCCACAGTAATAGTGATATGTTCTATGATTTAATGATGTTGTACTAGGTCCGAATTTCATATCGTTTCCAATATTACATCCATTGATTCCTCCAACTTTGGTACCTGACGTGGTCCAAAGTCCCGTATCTGCGTGTTGATTTGAATTTGGATAAGTGTAAGGAAAAACGTGACCTACCACCAAATACCATTGATTTTGTGTTAATGCACCTGTACCTCTACAATCCCAATATGGGTTACACTCTTCACCGTAACTACCATCTAATCTAAGAACACATTGACCTCCTCCATTTGTACCAAGATAAAACGTTCCTCCTGCGGAACTAGATGTTCGTTTAACCCACACAGATAACCTATATAATTTTGTATTATCAACAGAAAAGGAACTATGATTCCAACCACCATCATCTGCAGCAGAACCATTTGCCCTTGTTTCCCATAAAACAGAACTATTACCAAAGGGGTCAGTACCAATCACTCTTTCATTTTCATCAGTACTACCATTTTGACTAAACGAACCAATACCACCTGAACCAGTGGTCCAAGAATATGGGTCTAAAATATTTGTTTTTCTAAATAATATCGGCATTACTCTTGAGTTAAATGTTTTGTTATGTATTCTTCACATTCTTCAATTGTTTGTGCACCAAACCATCTAGCACCATTCTCATCTTCCACCATAAATGGAAATGCGTTTAAAATACAAGTCGGGTCGTCCGCATTAATTTCATCTTCAGGAATTTCTACAATTGTTAAATTAATCATACTCCAAATCTTTGTCTACCTACATTAAAATTATTAAGGATTTCAGCATCTGTTAATCCTCTATTATATATTTTAGCACTTGAAACTCGAACATTAGTATGTGAAGTTGCGCTTATGTAATAGCTCCCTGTTGGGTCGTAAAGGTTTAAACCTGTACCGAAATCTGTATTATACATTTCAACACCATCAATCCAAATAATATATCGATTATTTCTTCTCATCCCAACAATGTGGTGCCAAGTATCGTAAGATATTGTATATGCCGGATGTTGGTAGGTGTAACTACCTCCACTTGCAAAACCAATCATAGTATATAAGTTTTGACCAATCATAAAAAATCTAAACCAATATTGACCAAATATCGTTTCACAACATCCTCCATAAATTCCGCCGGATGGTGGATAAAACCAAGTATCAATTGTTCTTTCAGATGTAGTTGCCCAATCAGTTGAGTATCCTCTTGATGATTGCTGACTATTAAATCTAAAATAATCACCTTCAAAAGTTCCTACCGCTGACCAATCATTACCATATCCACTAATATCAAACCATTTTGTATTTGCAGCAGTACAACCAGGATTTGAAACATAATACTGATACCCATAACCACAATCATAATAATTAGCGGATGTGTTTATATATGAATCTAAATTACCAGCATCTAACCACAAAACTAATCCGTCCGTTACCACGGTTGGTGTTGTTGGGATTTCGCCTAATGTAGTGAAATTTGTTCCCGATAAATTATTTCCTCCCAATATTATTCCCATAAAATTATTTTATCTACCAAATCTATTTCTTGTTGAATGATAATATTCAGAGATTTCAAAAGGATTTAAAACTCTATTATACAAACTTATTAGTCCGATATCTCCCCAAGGTTGGCTTGAAGCATTTGGATTATTTTGGTCTCCATTATTATAAGCACCAATTGAACAAAATCCGTGTTTAAATCTTGAGTTGATACTCGCAATTGAACCTCTAATTACACCAGGTGTGTCGTTATAACCAAACAAATGATAAGGTGATGCAGTATCGTACCATCTCCATACTAACATATCCCAATTTGATGTTCCGTAAGAGGGTAAACTTTGTTGACTAAATCCACTACTATTAAATCCTGTACCATTTGTATTATCGTACATACCCATTCCCCAAGCACCTGATTGAATAATAACTTGATGGTCAGGACCTGAACTTAATCCTCTTAATAATGTTCTCCATTCCGCAGTACTATTCTTAACTCTTGTCCAACAAATACACGTGACATTACCCGATAATGGGACATCAGTACTCGTTTTCTTTGCACAACCATATGAACCATTAAAATCCATATATTTTGGTCCTGACGAATTATATGCGGAAGCGTTTATAACAAAGTTATAACCATTACCGCTTAAATCATACCAATCAGAACCACTGCCCGGATATGAATCAACATCACCAGCATCTAAATGTAGTATTAGACTATCACGATTTATTTTTGTTCTAAAAATTCCGGTACTCGTGATGTCATTTGAACTTATTATATGATTTTTTACAATTACAGGCATCTTATATAATCTCTTCTAAACTAATCTTAAATTTCTTTCCGTTATTATTATTGATAATATACAAATTTTCTGCACCTTCCTGAATAGTCCAGTTGCCGGAAGTTCCATCAATGTCATTTCCTTCAGGTTTATTCATATTACTTAAGTGTAAGTCGTTCGTATAAACGTTAGCCCAACCTAAAGTTGTTGAACCTAAATTAACCGAGTTGTTACTTAAAGGTAATATACTTCCTCCTGTTGTAAGAGTTCCCGCAAGTTGCATATTACCTGACGTTGCATTTAATGATGCTATTGGAACCACACCAATTCTTCCCCAAGTAAATCCTCTTCCTGCATCCCCTGAATTCATTTGAGTTTTAATTGAGTAATCAGTAACAGTTCCATATTGATAAACACTACTAGAACCCATACTAATTTTATAATTGTCTTCAGACCAAAATCTCAATCCATTACCTTCACCAGGTGTTACGTTGTAAACCGAATTTTGGTTAGTTCCGTTAGGTGCACTTCCTGCACTTGATGCATATGACACTGATTGTGAACCAATATTACCCGTGGTAATGGCATCCGTGATTCCATATCCCGATATTGTTGTTGGTTTTGATGATACGTTTGCAAATGAAATACCTGTAATGTAACCCGGTCCGTTTGTTAATTGATTAAGGTTAGTTAAGTTACCTGAATGATACATCGTCACCCAACTACCCCAAGAACCAGCATCTGCCGACCTCATATATAATCTGTTACCACCCGTATCAAAAAACAATTGTGTGTGATAGTTTCCTGGATGTGTGTCTATTTGTAATAATGCACCACCATTATGAACAACTGTTGGTCTATTAGACCATCCTGATGTTGAACCTCTATATAATCCTGTGGTGTTAAATGCGTTAACATCGATTGTTGCTCTATCTTGATATAATGAATCAGTAATTCCGTATCCACTAAGTGTTGTTGGTTTTGATGAAACACTTGAGAATGCTATACCTGTTATATATCCACTATTATTAGTGAACTGAGATATATTCATACTGGTTAGTGAACCTGCGGTTGTTGCGTATGATACGGATTGTGAACCAATATTACCTGTTGTGATTGCATCTGTTATACCATAACCACTAATTGTAGTAGGTTTTGATGATATTCCACTAAATGTAATTTGAGATGAACCAGATACTAAACCTGAAGGAATTCCTGATATTGAACCAAATGATATTTGTGATGAACCAGAAACAATACCTGACGGAATTCCACTTAACGAACCATATGTTATTTGAGAGGAGCCCGATACTAATCCTGAAGGTACTCCACTAATACTACCGAAAGATATTTGTGATGAACCTGAAACTAAACCACTCGGTATACTACTAATACTTAAAAACGTGATTTGTGATGAACCTGATACTAAACCTGAAGGAACACCAGTAACGCTACCAAATGTGATTTGAGATGAACCAGACACTAATGCCGGTTTATCAGTGATTCCATTAAAAGATATTTGACCAGAACCTGATACTACAGAAATTCCATTGAAGAATGCTCCTGAATGTATTGTCGTACCTGCCAATACTTGTGAACTACCCGAAACTGTACCTGAAGGTAAAAGTGATATTACTTGTGCAGAACCTGATACGATACCTGCGGGAATACTACTAATAGATGAATACGTAATTTGACTTGAACCCGAAACAACACCTGCCGGTAATTGAGCCGAGCCCGACCATACTCCACTACCATTTAAAACTTGACTTGAACCGGACACAACACCTGACGGTAATTGTGCACTACCACTCCAAACACCACTTCCATTTAAAACTTGTGATGAACCTGATACTGTTCCTGCAGGTAATTGTGCGGAACCTGACCATACTCCACTTCCGTTTAATACTTGTGAAGAACCTGAAACAAGCCCTGCTGGTATACTACTAATACTTAAAAAAGTAATTTGTGATGAACCTGAAACTAATGTTGGTTTATCTGTTATACCATTGAATGATATTTGTGATGAACCTGAAACCAATGATGGTTTATTTGCAACATTAGAATATTCAACAAATGATGCCGTTGCTACCGTTCCCAATAAATTAGTTGACACCCCATTGCCGAGTGTTGATATATCAAGATACGCACCTCTAGCATTTCCACCTTGTTCAAAAATTCTTAGTCTATTTTGCCAAACATCAATTGTGACACCTTCACCTGAAAGTGTTGTGTTGGTTACCGCTTTACCTAATAAAATTTCTCCTCCTTCATCCCCACCAGTAGCGTTTACTGTTAATTTATTACCTCCTGCAACAATTAATGAACCTGTAATTTCTGTGTTTGAATTTATTGAAACTTTTGTTCCTGTGTCGGTAATATTACTATCCCCAATGTGTTCATCGTTAGTTGATTTAACTAATCTATTGTTTGTTAAATGAATTTCATTACCAATATCATTGTAGGTCTCCGGACCCATTATTAATAAAGCCGAAGTTACTGCTGATTGATTTTGGTGGACAAATATCCATTCGTTTTCGGTGGCATCAAATAATAGTGAACCTGATACCTGTGGTGATGAACCACTATCAATAACACCAAGACCACCAAATCTAAGACTTGGGTTCTGTGCATTAACTGTTATGATATTATCGGCAATATTTACTATCGATGAACTAATATGTTGAATTGATGATGAGCCGGCAACAATTAAATTTTCTGAAATATATAATGAGCCGGTAATTGTTTGACTACCTTGGAAAACATTACTACCTGTTGTTGCGTAACTACCTGTTTTACCTTCAAGAGAACCTGTTTTAGTTTCTAATGAACCTAATCTATTATTTTGTGCTGTGTTTGTTGAATCATTTGAACCTGTATATGTGTTTAACGCTGCAATTGAACCTGTAACACCTTCTATTGAATTTAATCTACTTGTTGCACTTGATGTAAATGAATTCAAACTTGCAGTTGCGGTGTGAATTGCGTTTATATTAGTCGTGTTAGATGCTGTATATGAATTTAAACTACTTGTTGAGGTATGAATAGCATTTATATTAGTTGTATTAGAACTTGTATAAGTGTTTAAGCTACCTGTAGCTGTTTCAATTGATGTTAATCTACTACCAGCACTCGCGGTAAATGTATTCAAACTCGCAGTTGATGTATGAATTGCATTTATATTAGTAGTATTAGACGCAGTATATGAATTTAAACTACTTGTTGCAGTGTGAATGGAATTTATATTGGTAGTGTTACTACTTGTATATGAATTCAAACTCGCAGTTGAAGTATTCAATGCATTTACCGCAGTTGTGTTACTACTTGTGTACGAATTTAACGAACTTGTTGCGGTGTGGATAGCATTTATATTAGTCGCGTTAGAACTTGTATATGAATTGATACTTCCTGTGGAAGTTTCTAACGATGTTAATCTACCTTCCGCACTTGAAGAGAATGAATTTAAACTACTTGTAGCAGTATGAATTGCATTTATATTTGTGGTGTTAGATGCGGTATATGAATTCAAACTACCGGTTGATGTTTCGATAGAATTTAATCTACCGTCGGCACTTGATGTAAATGAATTCAAACTACCTGTTGAAGTTTGTAAAGTTCCAATAATTGTGTTGTTTGAACCTGTGTAAGTGTTCAAAGAAGATATGGAGCCTGTAACACCTTCTATTGAATTTAAACGTCCATTAGCACTTGATGTGAAGGTGTTTAAACTTGATGTGGATGTGTGAATTGCATCAATATTTGTGGTATTGGATGCTGTATATGTATTGATACTTCCTGTGGAAGTTTCTAACGATGTTAATCTTAAATTAGTACTTGACGTGAAACCATTAATACTACCCGTACTTGTCTCCAAATTAGAGATTCTTGGGTCGATACTAGCAGTATACGATTGGAAAGTTGTTTCATCCAATTTACCCGTACCGATAGGTTGACCGTTCAGGCTCATCGAACCTGTTATAGATAACGAACCCGTAACTTTGTGGGTATCTGTTATTGAGTTACCAAATTGGGTAGAACCTGACTCGAAAAGGACTGAAGAACTAACAATTGATATGTGTAATTCATCTGCGGTAAGTCTCCCTCGGACGGTTAGGTCTTGTTCAAAGTCGGCTGAGCCTGACACGACAAGACCATTCTTGATTTTAAATTCGTTTGCCATAATTTATTAGTTTCACTGTCCACTAATGTGTTACTAATAAATACTATAAATTGTGATTATATTTTAACAAGCGTAACTATCAATTACATATCCATTACTATCAATTTGTAGAGTGGTTCCGAAGTACGCTGTTGAGTCTCCGAACCATAAACTTCCACCATTAAATGGTGTTGTCATTCCACTGTCGGTATAGAATCTTGTAACGGATGTCCAGGCCGAATCATTACCATAAACTGTTTGGTCTGAACCAAATAAACCATCACAATAATTAGGTGCTGTATATCCTGTACTTATTGAGTAATTCGTTGATGATGGGGATGATGGTGGGTTAATTGTTGAACAACCAAGTGCTCTATATAAAACTTCCACTGCCCAAGTTCCTGAAGAGATATTAGCATTTAACACACCTAATCCTGAAACTGTAAAAGTAACTCCTGTTGTTGAACCCATATCCATTGTTGAGGTTTCATTATAAACCGAGTTTGAACCGTCCCAAGCTGACATTATCATACCCGCTCTCATATTTGAGCCGTTTTTAACCACATAATCAAAATTGGCACCGTCAAAGTCGCCTAAATCAAATATTGCAGTGTTACTTGATATTGTCACACATTTTGAACCTAATGTCGCAATGTTAATAGTTGTTGTTCCACTTATGGTTTGGTTACCGTAAAATGTATTTGAACCTGTGGTTGCAAAACCTAAATTACCAAGTTGTTGTGAACCTGAAATAATACCTGCTTTCCATATTGGTTCATCATTATAAACCGCTAAAACTCTTCCTTCATAACTTGCACTAATGTGTGGTAGTCCACCACCAACAGTTGCACTAACTTTACCTGTTTGTGCAGATGAGAATGTTACAACTAATGTACTTGTTGATTGTGCTGATATGTTTGTTGGTATAATTACATTACCTGATGAGTCGAATACAACAATTGCAGGATATCTCTCACCTAAATTGTGTGTTACTGTCCAAGTTGTTGACGCTGATGATTGTGTGTGAACGTATGTTGTACCTTGACCACCACCTCCACCTGCATTTAATGCAAATGCCGCGGTTACAGCATATGACGCACTTAATACTGACATCGAAGATGTTTGTGATGTTAATACAACACTTGAGCTAAATGTATTTAATGAATCAATTGAACCCGTTAAACTATCTATTCTAACTTTTACTGATGAAGATAGACTTGTAATTGACCCTGTGATGGTATCAAAACTATTCTTAACAGATGATGATAAACTAGTGATAGAACCTGTTACAGTATCTATACTATTCTTAACAGATGATGATAAACTAGTGATAGAACCTGTTACAGTATCTATACTATTTTTTACCGAGGAAGATAATGTCGTGATAGAACCAGTGACATCATCTATTCTAACCTTTACTGAAGAAGATAGTGCCGTTATAGAACCCGTAACATCATCAATTCTAACTTTTACCGATGAAGATAGTGCGGTAATAGAACCTGTAACATCGTCTATTCTAACCTTCACAGATGAAGACAATGCAGTAATTGAACCGGTCACATCATCAATTCTAACTTTTACTGAAGATGATAATGCTGTGATGGAACCTGTTACAGTATCTATACTATTTTTTACTGATGAAGATAAATTAGTAATTGAGCCTGTTACATTATCAATACTATTTTTTATCGAGCTACTAAATGTTGAATATCCTGTGGTGTTGGTAATGTCTATTTGTGATGAGCCCGACACTAATGATGTGTCACTAGAAACGATAGAACCTGTAATATATACTGAACCTGTAAATTGATGTGTGTCGTCACTTGTGTTACCAAATTTAGTACTACCACTTTGGAATAAAACTGAAGATGTTACATAATCTGTATGAATTTCTTTTGCAGTAATTGTACCATCAATATAAACATCTCTATTAACATAGAATCCATTATTATCGATAGACGCACTAGCATTACCACTAAGAATTTTATCTAATTGTAATCCTGTAACACCTGATGCTGGAATATTATACAACCCAACACCATCACCAATAAATGAGCCAGTAAATGAACCTGTATTATATGATGACGTAAATAAATTTAAACTACTTGTTGCAGTATGAATTGCATTTATATTAGTGGTATTAGAACTTGTATATGAATTTAACGAACTTGTAGTTAATTCAATTGAATTTACACTACTTTCAATGTTGTTTGTTGTAGTTGCAATCGATGAAGATAAATTACCAATACTTGAACTTAATGACCCACTAAATGTAGAATATCCTGTTGTTCCTGTAATTTCAATTTGTGATGAACCTGACACTAAAGTAGGTCTGTTTACCAAACCATAAAAATCAAAAGCTCCTGTTATTGAATTTGCAACCAAGTTACCACCAACCGTAATTGTTGTTCCCGTTTCAGATATAATTGACACGTCAATGTGGTCTCCTCCAACTGATTTAACAATTCTACCACTAATTAAATTTGGCTCCTCACCCAATGAACCACTATTTCGTGGACCTGAAAGTAACATACCTCCCGAATAAGAACTACCACTTGCGTTTTGATATACCCAATGGTTATGTAAACTATCCCAAGCTAAAGACGCAGTGGCATTTGAACTACCACTATCATAAACCTTCAATCCACCAAATCTTTCAGCCGGTTCAAAAACATTTACACTAATAAATGATGCACTTACCGCTAAATTTGATGATGTTACATAAACCAGTGACGATGAACCTAATACCGTTAAATTTTGTGTAATTGTTAAACTACCTGTAACGGCATAATCACCATTTAAACTTCTACTATTAACCCACACACTACCACTTTTAACTAATAAGTCACCATATGATGAATTGGTTGTGGTATCATATACATCGTGCGATTCACCTAATTCTGCACCATTGTCTATACGAACATAAATTGAACCTTGATTTTGTTGAACTCTTAGTACTTCACCTAATCTAACTCCGTGGTTTGGGGGAACCGGATAACTAGTTGTGAATGTCCCGTTTGCACCTAAAAATAATAACTGACCCGCGGTCATTCCGTTTGTGTTAACACCAGTTAAAACACCTTCAGTTATTACTAAACCAAAACTATCATTTGGTATATTTTCAGCCGCAATACCTAATGTATTTGCGGATTGTCCTTCAGTTAAAAGTGATGCCACACCAATTAATGGGTTATCACCAACCGAACCTGTAATTCTAACAACAGTACCCTTATTTATTTGAGTACCTGACACGTTTTTACAATATACATCCGTCCGTTGTGTTCTAAATGCAAAAGATGCTGTTGGTACTTGTTGTGAACCACTATATGCTTCTAATACATCTAAACGATTATCTATTGAACCTGAGATTGTTATTAGATTTGTAACACCACTTAGTGAAATGTTATATAATTCACTACCATCACCTTTAAATGAACCGGTAAAATTTGAAGAGGTTATTGAACCAACTAAATGTATTGAACCTGTATTAACCGTGTTTGTTGAGATTAATTCCTCAACTGTTGGTCCGAGAGAACCTGAAACTGCCATAAACACTTTACCGTCGGTAGTGTTCAGTGCTAATTCGCCTAATTGTAAATTTGAGTTAGTGGGTTTTTGACCGGATACACTACTCCTACGCAGTTTTACTATTTGTGCCATATATATGGTTCTCTCCTATGATTTGTGGTATGTACCACGGTTAATTAGACCTATGTAGGTCATAATATAAATACACAAAAATTTTATTTAAGTAAATAAAAAAAGGGAACCTTGTGAGTTCCCTTTAATATTATATTAAATTTGTTTAATACACCCCACCATCGATGACAGTAGAGAATTTCAATGTACCATCAGAATTTTTATAACCTAATATACCGTCAAGAACATCAGTTGATTCAGTTGTTGAAACATAACCTAAAATATTTGAGTTATTTTTGAAAACAACGGCCGATGTTTTAGTTCCGTTATCTGTACCACCTGAGAAAGATAATGTTACATTACCCGCAATTGTGGTATTACCATTCGATGCTGTAACTTGGAATTTATTTGTGTTATATGATAAAGTTGTACCGTTATCAGTTAATAAACTATCCCCAATGTTATTTAACCCTGTCGCTTTTGGTATTGTGTTTGTAGTTAAACTAACTTCAGAACCGTATGTTCCAGGTGTTGTTCCTACAAATTTACTTGATTGTCCACTTGCCGAAACAAACATCCAATAATCATTTAATGAATCCCATACCATAGATGCTGACACACCTGAAGAACCAGAATCCATAACTTCGAAACCTGCATATCTTTCAAATGGTGAATAAGCATTTAATCTGATAATATTATCATCAATGTTTACTGTTGTTGATTGAATATTAACTTGAGTTGATGAACCAAGAACTTCTAACGTTCCTGATACATAAAGGTTAGATAATAAACTTGTATTTCCTGTGATTGTTAAATCACCTGTAACGTCTAATTTATCGTTTATAACTGTTGAACCTTGAATCAAAACAGAACCTGAAGCTCTGATATCACCATCATTAGTATCAACCTCAAACCTACCTTGCCCAATTTTTAATTCTGAACCATTATATTGAAAATTAATGTCATCAGTTAGTCTACCTCCTGATGCAACAAAGACAATTCTATCTTGATTTAAATCTTCAACTATTGAAGATGAAACTGTTGCCGTTGAGTCTACTTCGATTGTTGAGTGAAATTTAGTAGAACCAGTTACATCGAGAGTACTGTAAAAACTAACTCCTCCCACGGTTTCTAATGAACCTGTAACCTTAGTATCTCCACCTATATATGTGTTACCATTAATATTTCCACCACCTTTAACTGTTAAGGAACCCGAAGCTCTAACATTTCCATTATTACCAGTAACTTCGAAATTACCCGCACCAACTTGTAGTGAACCTGAAGTTCTAGTACCTCCATCGATGCCAACTTCGAAATTACCCGCACCAACTTTTAATCTTTGTGAGTCAAATGTTAATCCACTATAATCTGTTAATAATCCGTTAGCACCTGCAACTGTAACTCTATTTTGTGTTAAGTTACCTATATATGTGTTACCTGTGATAAAAACTTCATCACCAGCACCATTACCTAAATAAGTGTCTCCTTGAACTACTAAATCTTCAAATACTGTGATACCACTCAAACTAATTGTTCCCGCGTTTAATACACCAACATTCGCAGTTCCTGAAACATATAAATTTCTCCAAGATTGTGCTCCCGAACCTAAATCAAATGCATTATTAACTTCAGGTAGAATTGATGAACTAACTTCACCTTGGAAGACAACCAAATCACTTGTTTGATTACCAATGAATATGTTTCCACCTAATGTTACATTACCTGTTAAGTCAATAGAACCTGTTTGACTTGTGTTACCTGTAATTGAAAGGTCACCATTAAGTCCTAAATTACCATTTAATCTGTTAATGGTTAATCCACTGATTGTGTTTCCTTCAATATTACCTGTTAAATCAAGTCTATTATTACCATCTTTACTTAAAACGTAAAGAGATTTATTACCTGAAGCGTAGAACGGTGTACCATCGATTACCGAGCCGTAAGAACCAACTGATATTGTTGGAGCAACAGAACCTTGGAATATCTTAGATACGGGTCTATAAGCTCCTGCAACACCTTCAGTTTCACCAATGAATACCATCGGTCCGTTTAGGTCACTAATCGAACCTGTGGTCATCACTAATTCACCGACTCTAGCGGTTACGTCTTTTAGTGTCCCGATACCACCTCTTCTGTGTTTAATTATTTGTGCCATATTGTAATTTTAATTCTTTTATATAAATACTTTATTTTTAATTAGAAAAATCCACCACAGTCAATAACAGCAAATTTGCTTACGTCCGCCATTTCACCCAATCCCTGTATTTTAAGAGAGGCAGCAATAACCTGTGCATTTATTTGATTTTGAACGACATTCATAGCTCCAGAAACCACAAGTGACTCAACATTCGGGTCTAATCGTTGAACTAAAGTTGTCTGTCCCTCAACTAATAAATCGCCTTTGATTCTCATTGAACCTGTAACCTGTAAATCGTTTGTTGTTGCATAATATGAACCTGTTGGTCTCCATATACCACTCTCTTCGATGGCAATCGCAACTGAACTTGAAAAATTTGTGAATTGTGTGTCTTGTATAAATCCTTCCTCACCACCCAAAGGACCTCCAATCCACTTATCGTTGAGGGTATCCCAAAGTAATGAACCTGAAATCGTGTTAGGTGCTGTGGGGTCTTTAACTAATAAACCACCGAACGCCGCCGCAGTTCCGTTCAGTTCAACAATATTGTCACCAATAGTAACAACATTCGATTCTACCGCTGTTGTTGTACCTTTAACAATTAAATTACCCTTTACGGTTAGATTTGAACCTGTGGTCTCAATTGCTTCTTTAATTGACGCTGACCAATAATTTAACTCATCACTATTTGATAATAATTGTCCAGAAATGTATATATGGTCGGCATAAATTGAGTGTAGAGAACCTGAAACGGCACCTAAGTTCACTTCAGAACCTGAAGGAACATACTCTGTGTCAATTTGTAACCAATTAATCCGTTGTAACGCCATTGAAATGTAAAGTCTTTTACATAAATACTTTTTATTTCAGATGTCAGCATAAAAAAAGGGATTTTTTTAATCCCTTTTTATTTTAAACGTAATTTTTGATTATTTCAACCGCTTCATCTTGATTTTGGAAGTCACGACCAGGTATAAAAATAGGTCCTGTGTCATCGTTTTCCTTCTTTATGAATATTGTAGGTAATAAATTATGACCTGTTTGACTAACCACTTGGTCCCATATAGGTCGATTCTGATTTATTTCCAATTCTTCATACGGAATTGATAATTCTGTTAATTTTTCTTTTAAACTAGCACAATGTCCACAAGTTTTTAAAGTAAAAATAATAATCGTGTTACTCATACTACAAATTAAATGATTCAGTTATCACTTTATCATAGAAATTTTTAGTGTTTGCTCCTGTTGCTCTGAATACCTCTTTCTTACCCTCAAATAAAATAACCGTAGGAACACTTCTAACTCCCATCTGCATCGCTAAGTCAGTATTTTGGTCAACATCTAACTTTACAAATTCAACTCCCTCATAATTGTTTTGAATTGATTCTAAAGTTGGTACTAAAGCCTTACAAGGTCCACACCAAGTGGCAAAAAAGTCTACCAATACTTTCTCGTTATTATTTAATTTTTCTGTTAATTGTTCTGTTGTTAATTGTTTCATTGGAATCCTATTGATTTTTTTTCTTTTGTTATTCTGACTTCATCGGAGTCTACATTATATATATCAGCCAAACTCATTGGTTCGGTTGATTTATGATTTTTACCTAAATGGTCCAACAACTTGTTAGTTTCGTCCACTGCTAATTTTTCAAACTTATGTTCGGCAATTAATCTACCTTTTCGAAGTAATGCTTGGTCAATCCTCTCTCTTTTCATATTAAAGGTTGCAATTACTTGAATGTTTAAACAATCACCTAATATACCATCAGTTAGGTTTAAGATATTTGATACACCAGCGGGTGAACCATTACCTTCTCTATCTGATATAACACGTTCAGCGTCTTCAATAATTAAAATACTATTTTTCTTTTCCATCAAGAATGGTATAATCGATGGTTCAGATAACATCTCAGCCATTGATGGTGGGATGAATAAAATATCTTTGTCTTGAACGTATTTGGTCAAATATTTTAAGTAGGAGGTCTTACCTGTACCAGGGTCTCCGTGTAATAAAATAATTCCCTTATCGTTAGTTTTATTTAATCTTTTAATAATAATATCGTGAATCTTTTTAAATTCAGAACCGTAATTTAATTCTAAATCCATATCAGGAACCGGTAAATCATATTCTTCGGTATCCAAATGACCCATTTCACTTTTAACCAATTGAATGTTTGCTCTCTTCTTTTCTTTGACGAATTTATTTATTTCATCAAAATCAATTTGAGCATTTATTTCACCATTCTTTAAGTTGTAAAGAATATCAAGAGTTATGATTTCAGTTTTTTTCTCGGTTGAAAGGTCTGCTCGAACCATAATTTGTTTTTCATTATGGATTAATAGACTTTCAATTGCAATATCATAATTCTTTTTTGTGTTCTCAATCTTATGAGTTACAACATAACCTTCTCGTTTAAAGTATTCAAGAACTTTAGGGTCGTAATATGTTCTATTACTATATTTCGACGGCATATCACCAAACAATACAATGAAGTATTGACTATCGGGGAAGTCGTTCGAATACACTGAGTCATATAACTTCAGTTCTGAAGGTAGGATTCTTTTCATAATAGAAAGATAATTAAAAATTGTTTAATAGAAAAGTTAATTCAAAGAGTATGTACCAAATTTTGTGGTTACGATTGGGTTGAATACTTTTCTTTCTGTTTGTTTCGTGATGATAGTTTTTTTTAGTTCTTCAAACTGTTCTTGTGTTAAGTTTGGTTCACCGAGGGAATCGAAATTTTTTTCGGATATTTTACACAGCTCATCATAAAAAATGTCAGGATTTATACTTGACATAAAGTAAGAACTGGCCTCTTCATTTTTTGATAAAAACGATTTGATTTGATTTAAATAAATTAAAACTTCAGGTTTATAATTCATTATACTTTTTCTACGTGCTCAATACCAACGGTAACAATCGTTCCTCTACCAAATATCTTAACCTCAACATCCACTTTGTCTCCTTTAACTGACGATATCACACCATTAAATCCATTAAATGCTCCGTCAGATATTGAAACAATGTCACCACTGTTTAATGTAATTTTTTTAGATTGTATATGCTCATCAAGAACTTCATCTTTTAAAATTCTTGCAACATCACTTTCTCTTAAAAGTACAGGTGTTTTGTCCCCAAGTAACCCCATAATTGATTGTTGATGAGCAATCACTTTAAGGTCATCATCATTCAATTTTTGTTTGGTTTCGAAATAAAGATATCCACTATAAAGAACCTTTTCTCTAATCACTTTTTTGTTTTTTACAACAACCAAGTTTTTTTCAAGAGGACACACAAATCTAAGGATGTTTTTAATACTACCCAAAGAAATTTCCTTATTATATTGTTCGGTTAATTGTCTTTCCTTACCCGGTAAAACTTTTACCACATACCAACTTGTACTCATAATTAAATTATTTTTATAAATATGAACTAATAGTTCATTATTAGGAGTTCAGTTCCCACGTTCTTTTCTTTCTTGGTAGACGCCGCTTTGCTGAAATCTTTCTGTTCCCAACGATAATCTTCTTTTGGGAACCACTCTGATAATTGCGGAAAATCGTAATATGATAGACTAAATTTACCTTGTATACCTTTAATACAATCCGCCAATCTCAAGTGGTCATTCACATCAAAATCGTGATTTGAATAATAATTTTCGGTTTTCCAATATGGTGGGTCCATATAGAAATATGTTGTTGGTGAATCGTATTTTTCAACTACTTTTTGAAAATCGGTATTCTCAACGAACGTAATTTTATCAAAATGTTCTCTATATTTTGGATTCTTTAACTTATCCATAAAGACCAACACCTTACAACGATATTTTCCTTTGTAATCCATATAAGATGCGGTTTCAGGTTTTGAACCTGAGAATACTTGTCCCAATACATAAACGTATTTACACGCAATCTCTAAACTATTCTCATCGGTGATGACTAAATTCTCATCGAATATCTCTTGTTGATATTGAGCGAACATTTGTCCGTATTCAACAGGAGTATCAACAACACCTAATTGCTGACAAGGGTATTGTGACAATGCACCCCATAGAACATCATAGTTCTTAGCCCATTTCATCAAGTTATAATTTAACCTGTTATAGTCATTATAAACGACAGTCTTAAGGTTAGGATACTTTTTTAAGTCCATATTAAAAAACACCCAAAACATACCTGAAAACCCCTCTACGTAGGTTTCAATGTCGTTTGGGATATATTCCTTTATCCACTTACCAATTCTTGCTTTTCCTCCAATGTACGATATCATAAAAATTTAGGTTATAAAAAAAATATAAATAAAAAAAATGAGAAAAAGAAATGGGTTTGATTTTTATCTTGGAAATAGTTATATTTTAATATGGCTTGTTCAGAATGTAAAAAAATACGCGAGGAGGATAAAAAGTACTATGATGAAACTGATAAAATCGCTAAGACGGTTTTCATTGGTTTAATTATAGTTGGGGGTCTTGCCGTTTACGGGTTGGTGTCCTTAATCAGATACGTGTTATGATTAATTACAAATACTTTATTGTACTTTTTTGTAATAGAAAGAGAAAAAAACTAATACACAAATCTGCAAAGAGAAGTACAATCACCGAAATTTGGCAGGAGTTAAAAACTCAGAAAAAACCACCGTACATAAAGACTAACTCGGGGAAAAAAAGAACCAATACCAAATATGAATTGGCGTTAATTTATCCTAAGACTAGATGGTCAACAAAGACCTATGTTAAAGATGAATTAGGTAGAAACGAGGAAGTTATTTTAAGTAACGACAAAGAGAGAGTTAAAGAGATAATCCCATATTGGATTGAGGAGTTGATATACGACTTTGACAACAAAAAAAGAATTCGTTATCACGAGATGATTGAGTACATTTTAAAAGTAACTGATGTTGCTCAGGTATTCACTCTCAATAATAAAATATTTGTTCAGGTTGATAATGACGTGAGAATGTTTGGGAATAAAAATATAGACGATTCGATTCGTTTATTTAATATTATTCGTGAAGATTTGTTGAAAAGAAAGAAAAATAATTTTATTTTCGTTAAGGACGTTACAACACACCAAAGAAGGATGTTATATGATTTGTTAGTGGCTAAAGGTTATAAAAGAACCGAGCTGTTTAGACATTACTCTTACTAAACACAACATCTACATCACCGATTTTAATTGAGAATTTATTAGTGACGGGACTAATTTTTTGTTTTGTTTTCTCTACGTTTAAGTTAAATATTCTATTGAACTCATCTTCTTTTAATTCAAAGATTACTGTTCTTGATTCCGATTCTAAATTTATTTTTTCTAATAAGTCTGATATTATCGCAATTTGATTAAAAAAATTACCTTTTTTTTCCATAACCTAATACCGTTAGTATTTTTTTAAAGAACGATGTTTTATTTTTTGGTTTCGGTTCGAACATTTTGGACTTATCGAAAGATGTTATTTCCTTAATCATCTTCTTCTTGTGCTCCTGTATCTCCTTCAAGTCCTTCGTCTGCTCTTTCTCCAACCACTCTAATCCCTGTTGAATCTTCTTGTCCATAAGTATCAATAAAGCTTATTTCTTTTAATTTATCTAATGATTGATTTTGGAATAACGCCTGTAATTCTTTTACTTTTGAATGGAATAGTCTTTGTTTTTCCTCTTCCTCTTTGTTAATTACAACAACTTCATTTGCACAAGCAAAAACCACATCATACCCTTCTTGCGTTGCCGTGGAAATCAAAGATACCAAATGAAACTTATCATTTTTATCTTGTACCTTCGCCTTTACCAACTTATATTGTGATATAATTTGTTCATACTTCCAACTTAGTGGAAATTTAATATCTAAACTAACGTTATTATCAATTTCACGTAGTGAAAAGAAATACGGTCTTAATCCTTTTATATTTTCGTACACTAAATTTTAATTTATGAAAATGTTTATTATCGATGTTAGTATATATGACACAGCAAAATATAAAAACACTTGATTTGTTTTAGAAATATTCATCGGTTCAGGGTCGTCCTCTTTAAGTGTTAAGATAAACTCAAACACAAATTTTAAAGTGAACACCAAACTTAACACGAGGAGAAATAACTCAATTTTTATCATCATACTTTTTAATTTCTTCTAAAACTTCTCTTCTATACACACCAATCAATTGTTTGATTTCTTGTGCATATTTCCTTGCTCGAATAGACGCACTTCGATTACCCTTTTCGTAAACTTTTTGGGTATCAACAGACATTTTTTCAACCAAGTCTTTGATTTTTTTTAAAGTCTCCATATTATTATTCGGTTTTTAATACTAATATAGAGGAAAAAATTCACTTTTTCAAGTTTTGGTCTAACATTTTATAAAACTCGGTCAACATATCTAATTCCGACCTTGTTTTTCTGTAGTTAAAATTGAATAACTTATAAAAGTATTCACGTATTCTTATTATACCACCTTCAGAATCAGTGATATAGAACGCCTCATAAAAGAATAACCATAGGTATTCATAGTGAGGACCTCTTTCTTTAAAAATAATATTTTCTTTTTGGAAATTTGTTATGAGTTTATCGAAACACCAAGTGAAGTGATTCTGTATGTCTTGTTGTGATAATAAGACATCATTACCCAAATAAGTTTCTTCAATTATATCTAATAACGATATTAAAAAATCATAATATAACTCTGTTTTTTCCAGAGTTATATTATAAGCTTTATACCAAATATCTAATTGATTCTTGTTACTTTCAGATGTGACAAACTCAATATACCCTTCTGTATTCTCCATATCTTTACTACATTAAAATATAAAGATAAAAGAATAGAAAAAAAAGTAAATTACTGAGTTTTCTTGTTATAGTTTGTCATATTTTTCATTCTCTGAATTTCTTCAGATACTAAACTTTTTGACATTTTTTTAGATTCGTTTACTTCAGTAGTCGGTGCAGGGTCCTTTTTATACATAGGTTCTGCCTTTCTTGTTTTCTTTTCTTTATCTATTGATTTAAAAATTTTCTCACCAACTTTACTTGGTGTAGTGTTTGCTGTGTCCTTTTGACCATTACCCATTTTAGAATCACCTTCTAATGCCATTCTCAATCTATCGATAAACTCTTTAGAAGGTTTATTATCATAATCTAAATCTTGTAGACCCTTACCTCTGTAAGTGTCAACAAATTCTTCTTCATCACTAGTGTTTCTGTACGCTTCTTTATCTTCTTCAGCACCATTTTGATTTGGAAATTCAGAGTCTGTATTACCTGAAAAATTTAAATAATCATCAATCTTTTTTGTGCTATCTTTTAAATCTTGACCAGATGATTGTCCGTGTGATTTTTTAACCGCCTCTAAACCTGGTATTGATTCTAAAACTAATTTACCAATTAAGTCGGTTAATTCTTTTTCAGTTAATCTTACTTTTTTCTTTTTTGATTCATTCATTTGCTTTGAACATTCATTACAACTACCATCTTCCATTAATGTATTTCCACATTGTTCACACATTTCTGAACCTTCATTCATTTCGCCCGAACATCCACTTCCTTCACACATACCTTCTTCTTCCTCTAATTGACTATACACTTCTTTAACGTCGTGAGTTTCACCATCAAAATCAAATGTATCTTCGCCTTTTTCTTTTGCGTCTAACATTGCTTTGATGTATCCATTACCTTCCATTGGTTGTTGATTTTCCATATTTTCTGTTTCTTTTTTCTTTTTTAATAAATGTGGTGCACATTCTCTTGCTAATGATTTAAGTATGTGTTTTGTTTCATTTTCACCCACACCTGTTGGCCAATCTAAGTCTTCACTATCGATTTTTGACATCATTTCATAATGTTCTTGTTCATCAATTTTTCCCATTTCTAACCACTCATCTACTTTATTTTTTACTTCATCCATTGTGTCGTCGTAATTATCGTACATTCTCGGTTGACGAAACATTTCATTCAAATCAGTACTTTCTTTTTCTTCTAAAGATTGTGCAATCTCATCAAGATGGTCTATCATCTCTTGATATGAACCGTAAGTTTTTTTATCAATAAGTAATTTCTTTTTACCTTTTAACTCACCATCTTTATTCTTTTCACAATAGTTCTTAGCCTCATCGAGGGTATCGAATGTTGCTAATGGTTCACCTTCACAAGTAACGTGGTATTTCACTCTTTTAGTTGTTCCTCCTTCGTTTGTGATAGCGTTTTTAACTTCTTCGTTTAAAACCTCATCAATGATATTTCTAATTTCTGTTGTTTTCATACTAAATAAATATATCTTTAATTCCTTTTAATACAATTTTTTCAACCTCACCGATAGGTAATCCGTGTTTTTTTGCGGTATCTTCTATGGTTTCTCTCAGTATTTCAATTGCATTTATGTCTCCTTGGTTACAATATGGAAACTTTTTACACTTATCCTTAATTTTTATAAAAATTCCACCAGGTCCTCCGAACTTCGGGAATGATTTATCCTTAACCGCTCTACTCTTACCAATACTTTCAGGACCATCAATCTTAAGTGGGTCCTTTCTACCACCTTTGGTTGTTGCACCAAACAATGGTACATCAAAAGCCGCCGCCGCAGAAATACCGGCGTCCATAGCTTCCTTTAAATCTTTCTTAGTAAATGACATTGGTGCTGAAAATGCTCCTGCCGATGCTGCTCCCGTCATTTCATCAAAGTGAGTCATTGTAGGTTTGTTACCCTTTCCAACTTTAGGTTCTTCTTTCTCAGCTCTTCTTTTTTGTTGGGTCATTGCTTTCTTTTCATCTTTATCATATGAAGACGCAACTTTAGGGGTGTCTTTAGAAACCTTTTTCGATGGTCTACATTTTGGATATGATTTACCGTCAGCGTCTTTTCTACCACAAGGTGGGTGTTTACCGTCTACCTTTTTACTAACATCTACCCATTTCTCTTTAAACCATCTTCTCAAATCTTCACTTAACTCTTCCGTAGATTCGTTCTTGGTTTTCTTTTTCTTCTTCCATCCTCCGCCTTTTGATTTGTACCATTTGGCCGCCCATCCATTAGCATAAGCACTTGGATACACATCAAATTTTGATTTGGCTAAAGATTTTGCTCTCGACCATAATGATGGGTTTGTTGGTTGGTTTTCACCTTCATTTATTTCTTCTGTGGATTCATTCTTAGGTTCAATTCCTTTCTCTTTCATATTAATAGCAATCGCCGCCTGTTGTGCAGGACTACTTGCCTCATTAGTTGGGACACAATTAGGAACCATTTTACCGTTCTTCATTTTACCACCAACTTGTTTATAACCTTTCCAACAATCCTCTTCAATCGAAATTTCTTCACCAAGAGATTCTTCAGAATCATTATAATCCCAACCGGGTGCTTGAACTACCCAAATCTTAGGGTCGTGACCTATTCTAACTAATCCCGCTAATCTGGTGTTACCACCCAATAAATCATATTCGAAATCATTAAATTTAACGGCAATAGGTACTTCAATTACACCTGTTTTATAATCCTCAATAAATCTCTGTTTTTTATCTTTTTCTAATGAATCAAAATCTAAATTAACATTCCCAAGAACATCCTTAATGTTTGAATATCTCACAACACTTCCATTTGGTGCAAGTTCTAACCATCCTGATTTCCCTATATCCTGAAATTCAGGATATCTGTTAGCTTCTAACCATTCTCGGTTGAAGTTGGGTTTTCTATATTTTAATTTATCTAACATTTTTTAATGATGATTCCCAAAAAGACTTTCTTTGCCATAGAGTCTTGAATAATTCAACTACAACCTTAGTTGATAGGTCGACGATTTTATCGTCAATTTTTTTGGTACCCAATTCTTTTTGGATGACTTTGATAACTATATTATGAGCCTGAGTCGTATCAAGAAAGTCTTTCATCTCTTTTCTCGCAATTCTTTCTACTTCGGCTTTATCTGCTGCTGTAAGTGGCATATTAGTTTTGTCTTCTTGTTAAAATTAAGTTATTCATTTCATCAGTGAATTTCATTTCAAACCTCTTGAGTTTATTTAAAATCTCCATAACCTCATCACTTAATTTCAATAATGAAGCGTTTGAAACGTATACACCATTATCGTCACCAGCCGACAATGTGAAATTTATATTGAAATTACCAATAACACCTTCTAATTTTACACTATCAGGATAAACCATCATTTGGCCAAGTTCAGCAATTTCTGAAACCTCATTACGAAACGCATCAATAAGAGCGGAAAGTTTTGTCTTCTCGTCATCTTTTAGTTGTAAATCTTGGGTATCGGTAGAATTGAAACGTACTTCGACACCATTCACAATTGTGAAGTCCTTCTTCTCATCACCCCCACCTTGTTGTGGTTGTGGATTGGTTGGAGTAGGGTTAGTACCTAATTCAGCTTGTTCTCTAAGGTTTCTATTTGAGGTAGGTTTGTTGAATTTTCTCATAGTATTCAACATACCTTTTATCTCGTCGTAACTATTTGTTGTATTCTTTTGCATCGCTATAAAATATTCTAAAATCGAATGATGGGTTTATATCTGTATAAATATTCAGAAAGTTGGATTTACATACAATTCCCTTGAATTTTGTTAAGTTTTCGATATAACCCTGCGATGGTACCGTATGGTAGGGGATGTTATGTTCGTCACATAGTACTGAACATAGGTTAACAAGTGCGGATTTTTGTTCTTCGGTGTACTTATCCCAAAAATAATGGTTTCTCCAATTTCTTATATGTGGGTCGGTTCTGTAGGGGTCACCAATCCAATTATTAAGAAATCCCGTGATGGTGTTTTTGTTCAACCATCCGAGATTCTCCATAGCTATCTTAATCTGTTTCTTATCGACATTAGAGTCGTTAAAAGTGTTTGAGCTATACTTTGTATCAAACAACTGATAAACCACCCCCATTTTGGTTATAATGAAGTGTGGGATGTCTTCATACTTACCATTTTTCCTGTGTTTTAATTTCAAAATGAAATTGTCCACTCTTCTTTTGGTGTCGTATAATAGAATTTGTGTTTTTTTACTACGTTTTCTTACAATATTTAACTTACTCTTATCGAGAATTTCTACGTCTTGAATTTCCGACATTTCTTCTGAATGTTTTTCTAGCAGGATTTAGGGTCTGTTCTTCAATAATTGAATCGTCGTCTGATGTTGGGACAATTACTCTATCATTATCTAAATCATATATTATTTGGAGAGGGTTGGTCTCATCCGACTCTAAATAGAGCTCATCAAATTCCTCCGAGGTCGTAGGGGATGGTGTCGATAAAAATGTGGTTTCCGACTCTTCTTCTAACTCTCCTGAACTTTTTTTTTTAACTCCTCTTCATCTTGAGAAGGGATTTCGGGAGTTGGTTCAATCCAATCGTTGGAAACTTGTACCTCTTCAATTAAAGGAGGGACATTAATTAAAGACATTGCGTCTTCCATTATCTTATTTATGTCGTCAATTTCTTTATTATCAGATTGATAAACAGGTTCATCACTTACCACATTTACCGAAATGTCAAATGATTCCTCAACCTCATCTTCAATTGATTGTTGATTGAACTCATTTATTGCGTCTGTTAAAAACTCATCACTATCTAAAAGTCTCTCGTACTCATTTTGATTCATTTCCATAATTTCTTCATCAGATAATGATGGAATATATTCATCTTGTTGGAAAATATTCTCCGTTTCAGGGGTTATAGTGGAAAAATTTTCTTGAATTTCTTCTTCTGTTGGTTCTTCTTGGAAAATTTCTTCGTCTTCCAACCCATCCATTAAGGTTATATCCCAATCTGAAATATTATCATCAGGTAATTCTTCAGTCATTTCAAATGCCTCGTCAGGTCCAATTGTAAAATCATCACTAACAACAGGTTCTTTAATCATTGGGTTATCGAATGGTTCGTCATATAAACCTAACTCTTGGTCATTCTTCATCATCTCCTCCAAAATTTCCTTTTGTTGTTCTTTAAATTCATTAGTGTAAACGGGACGAGTATATTCCTCATCGTATTCAACCTCTTTAGGAAATATTGACGGCTTTTCTACTTTGACCTCAACATCGAAATCTTGGATGTGTGTGTGGTTTTCTTTAACTTTTTCACTATATCTCTTAGCAGCCTCTTTTAATTTTTCATTTGGTTCTTGTGGATTTAATAAAGCATCCTCCAAAATCTTTAAATCTGCTTCCGATAAGTGTACTCTTGCAATTTCACTTGGGTCGATGGTATCTTTAACATCTTCTTTAACTTCTTTAAGTCTATCTTCTTCGGTGAATTTAACCAACATATGTAGGAATGATAAAGATATGATTGGTAACATACCACCAGCAAAAAATGCTAAGAATCTTTTGTGTCCAACAAAATCAGTTGGTTCCACACCCATAAATTCCACAAGTGGTGAAACTAAACCAACCCAATCTTTAAATGACTGACTGTTAATGTCTATGTATGAGTACGCAAAAAATATGTTACCGATAAATTGGATTATGGTAACGATTAAGAAGGGGAAATAAACCTTCTTACCCATATTTGCGGAAATTGCTGCTAATGCGGATAATGCGGCGATTTCAATTCCAATTGATAAGTAAACCGACCAAGTTACAGGATTTGAAATTCCGTACCATTTAGTTACGTGGGAAATTGAGACAATTGCCACGGTAATGATAGGTATTAAAAACGCGGTAATAATTAATGTCTTATAATTTTTATTAATCCAATGTTTCATTTATCGTTGTCTAAGTTTTTTTATTTCTTCCTCAATTTGAGTTTGTCTTTGTACATCTAAAATTTTTCTATCTGTGGCTTGAATCATTCTTTTTTCAGCCTCTAAACCCATAATTTTTAATTCTACATTCAATTCCTGTTTTGTGTATGTTGAATCTTTAATTGCTTGGATGTCTTTTCTTGTTTTGGACAATTCACGACTATCACTACAACCTTTAAAAAATGTTAATACTGCAATTACTAACACAATAACAGTGAAATTATTTTCTACGAACTTTTTCATTTTTTATAATTTATAAATAGTTTATTAACGAATAACTCTCGTTTCTGAGTTTCTTTATAGCCTTATCTTTAAGCTGTCTGATTCTTTCTTTGGTACAATTGAATTCTTCTCCGAGGTCTTCTAAGTTGGATTCAACACCATTTAAACCAAAATACTTTTCAATGATTACTTTCTCTCTGTCATCTAAAACACTCAACACTCTTTCAACTCTTTTTCTAATTTCTTCTTTAGTGTTAAGAATGTCTTCGGGGTTATCTTGGTTCGGATTCTTAATTACATCAATTAATTGGTCACCCTCATCATTAATTTCGTCATATAACCCAACACAATATGGTAAACTACTACTTGTTGGTTCGTCTGTGTATTTGATATAATAACTTTCTTCATCATTATATTCTTTTTTGGCCTTTTGTGCTTCCTGAACAAGATTAGAAGGTATTCTAATTGTTCTAGCGTTTTCATTTAGAGACGCCATAATGGATTGTTTTACCCACCATACAGCATACGAAATAAACTTAACTCCTGATGTAGGGTCAAATCTTTCAATTGCTTTCAATAGTCCAATATTTCCTTCAGATATAATGTCTAATAAATCTAATCCTTGGTTTTGATACGATTTAGAAACTGAGACGACGAATCGTAAATTACCCACAACTAACTCTTCTTTCATAGCCTCAAGTTCTTCTTTTGGAAGTTCTTTCTTTATTAGTTGTTCAAAAATTTCGTCTTGTCTTTGGTGTGTAATTACTGGTATCTTTTTTAAATCTTTAAGATACTGTTGGATTTCCTCCGTGTTGATGATGATGTGTTTTTTGGCCATTAGAGTAAGTTTAGATACTCTAAAGATAACTAAAATATTTTAATTTTCAAAATTATCAAGAAAGTTTTTTTCCTCAGGTGTTAATGACGATACACCCATTTTTTCAATTTTGTCCAATATATCGTCCAATGTAAAAGAAGGGGTTTCGTCTTTTTTGGGTCTGTAGAAATCCACCTTCATAATGTTAATTTCCTCGTTTTCCACGGGTTTAAAGATAAAATCCTTCATACTCTCAGGTATGTGTGCGGTTACCAATTTTTCTCTCTCAAAAAGAAAATAAAACTTAACAAATTCCGGAGTTAAAAAGGAATATAATTCTTTAGCTAATTCTAATTTTTCTTTATATGAATCAAAAATAATAATAATATTTTGATTATTTTCTATAATATATTTTACTGAAAGGATTGATTCACTTGGGAATACGTCGGAACAGAAGAACTCAATATCTTCGCGGTCCTCAAAATTACCATATACAAATAAAATATAGGTATTCATTATAAACAAATAAAAGTTTTACTTTTTTAATTTAATTTTCCAATAAACTCCACCGTCTACGTAAGGTGTGAATTGACCACTTGTACCATCTAAAAGTCGATTAGCAACTCCTAACCCAACGTGGAATATCTTATCTTCTTTTGTTTTGTACATTAACCCTGTCCCAATGTGTGATACCACATTACTCTTATTTAAACCACCATTAAATCCAAAAAACATTTGACCTTTCTTAGGTTCCTTAGTATAAATGGTATCCTTAACAATCATTTGTTTTATATCACTAATGAATTTTCGGTTTACAATACTATTTTTTGAGATGGTATCGGTTATGGTTACTGTACCTACGTTATTTGGTAATGTTAAAACTTCTTTGTGTTCTATTTTTGCAAAATATACTTTCAATATTTCATTTGTGTCTACCGGTGTTAAAACAGGTACTTCAATTCTTTTCTCGACTTCAATCTCAACAGGAACTTCTATCTCTACCTCAACTTCAACTAAACTATCAATGGTAACTGTATCAGAAACCGCATAGGGTATTGAGTCTAATTTTAAAACTGTTCTGTTGGGTAGATGTCCGCCGGGATTAAAAAATGCCAAGAATAATAAAATTATTAGAATAACAATTATAAAATTCTTGGCGTTAAGATGTTTCTTCATTTTACTTTAATAAAAGCATCGATGTTGCTATTACACCAACAAATGAACCGACTTTAAAAAGAAATGTCTTTCTTCTTTGACCTTTAAGTTCTTTTAATAGACTTTCAGATTTCGCACGTTCCAAATCGAATTGTTGGTCTTTTTTGGTTATTATTAATTCAAGATTAGAAATTTTTTGGTCTTTAAGTGTATCTTTTTGTTTAAACAAATTGATTTGTTCATCCTTAAGTCCAATAACCTTGTTAAGTTCATTTATTTCAATAACTGCACCATCACCTTTGATTAGGTCTTTAATTACCAATTTTGCAACAGGTACCTTTAAAGGAACTAAAGTATCAATATTGGTCTTTGTAACGGTCTGTGAAAAACTTTTCAAGGTCACTAAAGTTATAATTGTTAACAGAATCAATTTTTTCATCGGTTTGTTTTTTAATAATTGTTATGTTTTTTGTAACATTGTTTATGTTATTGTCAACCACGTCGATTTCCTTATCGATGGTAACAATTTGTTCAGATATTTTTACATTTTCTAACTGAACGGAATCAATCTCATTTTGGATTGAATCGATTTTAGCGTTATAACCTGCAACGTCAGTTTTAATCCCTTTCATTTGAAAGATACTATAACCCGCCAGAATTACGATTAAAATCAATAGAATGTCGGTCTTATTAATCTTCATATTATTCTTTTAGTATAAATATGAAGAAGGGGACTATTAGTCCCCTTTTATCTTACTTTTGTTTCTTTTTGACTACCTCATCGATTAGTCCGTAATCTAATGCTTCTTGAGCCGATAACCATAAATCCCTTGTGGCATCGGTTTTGACCTGTTCTGTGGTTTTACCACAATACTGACCCAAGAGTTCAAATAATCTATCATTTTTTCTTTTCCACCAAACCATAGTAATTTCAGCGTCTTGGATGTTCCCAACAGCACCTCCCGATGATTGGTGTAACATAATCTCAGAATCTTCCAATGAACTACGTTTACCCTTAGTACCTGCCCCCAATAGAACTGAACCCATAGACGCCGCCATACCTGTACAAATAGTTCTAATATCTGACTTGATATAATCCATAACGTTTACCATTGATAAACCTGACTTTACAGACCCGCCAGGACTGTCAATGTGCATTGTAATATCATTATGGTCAATACTGTCCAAGAACATTAATTGAGCTTGTACAACGGTTGACATATGGTCATTTACCTCTCCCGCCACCCAAATGATACGTTCCATCATTAAACGAGAGAACACATCCATCGCGGTTACGTTCATTTGTCTCTCCTCCAAAATATAAGGAGTTAAACTGTTTTCAATTCCTTTATTGAAATTGTGTAATGTTAGTGAGCTAATCCCACGGTCTTTTGCGTATAGACCAAAGCTGTTGTATTCCTTCGGAGTCATAATAAGTTTTTTTATAAAATTAAGAAATTTAAACGAAATTAAGAAATTTTAGTGGTGATAAATTCAACAGAGGATATATTGTCATCTTTTTTAACCATAATGATATTGTCGGACCAGTTCCTTATCAGTGGGTTATGAGAAATAACTAATATATGTTCAAAATAATTTTTGATTTTCTTGAAGAATTCCCCTACCATCTCGAGGTTGTCATCCGCTATCTTACCAAACACCTCGTCCATTACTACAATGTTCGGTTTAGGTAATGATGATATTTTGGTCAATACACTTCTAATCGCTAAAGACGATATTGTTCTTTCGTATCCTGAACCGCTTGATAATGGTTTAACCACCCTTGTTTCATTATCAATCATTAAGAACTCCAATTCGTTCTTATCGTTGATGTTTAACTCTAAAGTGAAGTAACAACTATCAGATAACAATCTATAAAGTTCCTGATTCAATAATGGAATCATATTTTTAATAATCACTTTTGAGATTCCATTCTTACCAAATATAGTTAAGTAAGTTTTGAACACATAGACTAATTCCTCTTCACTTTTAATCTTTTTGATTAGTTCGTTGTTAACTCCAATCTTCTCGTTAGACGATGTGATGTTTCCGTTATGTCTTTCAATTGATTGATTGGTGACTCTAATGTCGGCATTAGCAGTTTCAATTTTAGTTCTTAATCCCGTAACTTCAATATCAATCTTTTGATTCTCGTCTAACTTCTTTTTATTGTTATCGTAGTTATTCAACTTCGCTTGTTTTGTATCGATTTCAAGTTGTCTTTGTTCAACTTCCAATTCAAATCTCGCCTTACGAAGTTTATTTCTTTCGTAATTGTCGAATTCATTTTTAAGAGATTCTAAACCGTCTGATTGTTCTTTCAGTATATTAAACTCAGTTTGATTAGATTCAATGTCTCTATCTATTTGTTCAATTTCTTTTTTGATTTGTTCAATCTCATCAGTGTGGTCAACCTCATCTAATGCTCTTTTACAAGTTGGACAAATAGTTCCTTCGGTTAATTGTTTAATTAACTTTTCTTTTTCTGATTTCTCATACTTGAGAGCGAACTCAACTCCTTGAAGTTTGGACATTTCACTTTTAAGTTCCTTATGTTGGTCTTCGTGATAATATGATGATGGTTCTTTTACATCCACACCATCTGCACCTGCTTGACTTTGATTTCTTTTAAGAACTAACGCATCAATTTCACCTTTTAGTAAAGTAGGATTCGTTCTTATTAGTTCTTGGTCAACGTCGTTATTCTTAGAACTTAATTTTTCGTCACGTTTCTCTTCTAATTTTTTCAGTGACTTTTCGGTTTCTTCTAAAAAAGTTGTTAGTCTTATAATTTCATTCTCCGAGTTAGATATACCTTCCTGTAATGTAACATTAGTATCTTCCAAATCTTTTACATTGTACGTGTTTGATACTAATTTCTTAGACCAATCGTTATACATTTCTTTGCAAATATCTTCTTTCTGTTTTAGACTTTCTAATCCTAAAAACTTTGTAAGGATTTGACCTCTAGCCGTTGGTTTAGATTCAATTAACTCTTCTAAGTTATACCCTGTTGTTAATATTGTTGATAGGAAATCTTCTTGACTTCCGATGGCTGACGATATAAATGTTTCAGTTTCTCTTCTTTGTTCACCAGATAAGTTTGAAACTGTTCCATCTTCACTTACTTTAAAGAATTCTAAATCACTTTTAACATTGTATTCACCCGCTTTAGTTTTCTTTCTCGTAACACTTCTAGAAATAATATAATTTTCTCCATCGATAGTTACATAACCTTTTACTTTTACTTCATCCTTATCACTAAATTTATTGAATACTTCAATATTAGTTTTGGTTTTGGTTGTTGCGTTAAAAAATAAAAACATTAATAAATCGACAGTTGCTGTTGATTTACCACCAAAGTTTCTTGGTGTTGATTCAACAACAGTGATTCCGTCTAGATTATCAAATTCAATCACATTATCTTCACCAAAAGATAAAAAGTTAGAGAATTCTACTTTTTTAATAAACCACTTATTGTAACGTACCTTATTTTGATTTGACTTATCTACTTCAGCATTTACCTTATCATCTAACCTATTAAGTAAATCCCACTTAACGTTAAGGTCATTCTCAGTAACGAACTCTTTAACAATATTCTTTTGATATTGATGGTCCAAAATACTATCTGTTGCTTCGAGTGTCCTCAATTGTGTATGGAGAACGTTCGAAACAATCTTTGTTACAATCTTAACATTAGTGGAGTTGTATTTCTTTTCGAAATAACTTTTAACTCTCTTGATTCTTTCTTGGGTGAGATTTTCCGGTGTATCTTCCCACTCTACTTTAATAAAAGGATTTGCCATATTAATTATTTTTTACACAACTGAATTTCCAAACCATACAATCAAAAAGGTAACAACCTGAACAACCTAACTCATCATTATAAACTGCATCACCTTCTAATTGTGAGAACGGATAACCTAAGAATTGTGCATCATACCTAAGTCCTGTCTCTTTGCACTTTTTACAAGCACTTCTTTTTAATTTATTACAATTACCACATAATGGTTGGAAGTCGGATAGGTTTTGTGTGTCGGAACTCAAAACATTCTCGTCATTATACCTACCATTTTTGTGGTCTATCTCCATTTTCTTTCCCTTCACACCACAATGAGAACATCTACCGTGTTCTAATGCCTTTCTTATATCTTTACGAATATATCGATTTTTATGTGAATAATCGAAATTATACCCATCAAATTTAAATGCAACCGTTTTCCCCTTATCTCTAACTAAAGTAAATTTAAAATACTTCTCAACTGTTCTGTTCCAACCTGTTCCGTTGTTTGGGATACAACTATCATCTTTATTGGTTTTACCAAAATCAGGATGTTTTTTAATCTCATCAAAAGTTATTAATTCACTAACACCTTCTTCGTTGATTGGATTAAAATGTAGAAGTCTACCTAAGATAGAATTTGATTTGGCGTTTTTTTCTAAGCTCTTAAAAAACTTTACTCTTTTGTCTTCATCATCAACCTTGTCTTCTTTTGGTGGTTTTATATGTGATTCGTACTTTTCATTTAAGTACTCGACAACATTGTCCCACTCTTGTTTTCTGGTTGGTGTTAAATCAAAGAAACTATCTTTATCACCTTTAATAACTTCAACATAAGTGGCGTTCTTTTTATCGTTACCACTTTTGATTTTTAAAGATTCAAATAGTTTTGGTTCTCGTAAATAATATTCTTTAGTTACGTAGTAATATAATTCCTTGGGTACTGAATAATCAAAAACCCTATAACCAACTTTTTTTAAATTCATAGATTACTTTAATCTACTCTCTTCGAAGAATTCGATAATTGAATTAATTGCCCATACAATACCTGCGGTGAACATACCATCAAAAAAAATCCCAACAAACCAATGTATTCCGAAAATAGGTCCGATTAATCCACCTAACACAATTGACATAAAGAAACCTACCCAAGTACTTGTACATAATGTACAACCGATTAGGTCTCCAAAAAATTTAGATTTTCTTTTAATGAATTCTCTTGTTGATTCAAATATTGAACCCCAAACTAAAATTGAGGTCATTCCATATGCGGCGAATGCCCATAAAATAAGTTTATCCATAATGATTTTCTTTGTTATAAAAATATAACTAAAAAAATGGATAAATCAAAATTAATTACCTACTTTAATGTGTGTGACTTTGGGGTTATTAATTTCCATTACTCTCCACACATCAATAACGATTGACCCATCGGGAAAACCAAAGGTTCTGAATTGTTCGTGAGGAACTGTAACAATGTAAGTTCCCTTTTCAAAATATGGTTCTATCTCGTCAACGAATGGGTCATAGTGATTAAACTTAATTCCTTGTTCTGTTAACATATTAGCCAACAACATTGAGGGTGAACCTAATGTTAGGTTTGTATTTTCTTTAAATGTTTTACCCAAGATAGTATAAGGTCCTGGTTGTTGTGTTAATAATTCAATTAAGAATTCTGTTTGTTCTTCTCTTGCTTCCATAATGTCTTCAAAAAAATTGTGGGATAGATTTAATTTATTAGCCAACCAACTCATAGCGATATTATCTCTTGGGTGACATCCTCCTCCATCTCCCATCCCTCCATTTAAATATTTGGTAGAAATTAATCTGTTATTTGCCAACTTCAATCCACCCATCACCTCGTCCACATTTGCACCTGTTTTGTGACATATTTCCATAATAGTATTGGTGAAGACTATCTTCATACCAATAAAAGTATTATATGAAACTTTAATTAATTCCGCATTTTTAATAGATGTCTGATAAAAAGGTTTATCGTGTATAGTTCCATAAAAATTCTTAAGTAATTTCGATGCTCTTTTATCTTCGGAACCAAACAAAATAAATTCAGGATTTAGGAAGTCTTGGATGGTGGTACCCATTGCAATAAAATATGGGTTATAACATAATATAAAGTTAAAATTATCTTTAATAATTGGATAGATTTCTCTTTCAATTGTACCAGGTAAAACCGTTGATATTATTACTACTATCTTTTCATTAGATTGTTTTAATATTTCAGTTGATAGTGATTCAATACCTCTTTTTAAAGGTTCGTAATCAAAATCGGCTCTTTCTTCAGGTATTCTTGTACATCCCTCAAATTTATAATCGTGTGGGGTTTGAATTGGTACAAATATGATGTCACTATTTTTAACGACTTCACTAATGTCACCAAAGTTAATGTTATGTGTTTTTAATAATTCATCGGCACCTTCCTCAAGGTATGTTAATTTCTTTTTTTCGAGTATTTCTGCAACGTTTTTATCAATATCATATCCCCACACTTGGTGACCTTTGTTGTCAATCGCCAATGCACAAGGTAAACCTAATTTACCTAAACCAATAAATCCAATGTTAAACTTATTCGCCATAAAGTGTATTCAAATCGCTATTTTTCATAAACGTTGCCTTGTTAAATTTATTTAACGCTTCGTTCATTTTATTATTCTCTTCTTTTAGTTTACTAATCTCCTCTCTCAATCTTTCAATTTCAACATTATCTGTTACAGTAACCTCTTTAATAACTTCTTTAGTTATAATTTGAGTTTCTCCTTTTATTTCAACAGGAACTTCTTTTATAACCTCAACTATTTTCTCGATGGGTATTTCTTTTTCTACAACTCTTTCAACAATGACCTCTTTAATTACTTCTTTCTCAACTATCTTTTCACTTCCTTTAATACCATATGGGGTCTCACCATATTTCAATATAGTGAAACCCCTTTGAAATGTTTCTTTTGCCAATTTCTCAACATCTTTGATGTCATTCAATCGACAATATTCAAGAAACTCATCACCCAAGGTTAATAAGTTCCTCTTGTTCATTTTCAATATTGTTTATATCTGTTATCTTAAAATGCATATATGGTTGGTCGTTAGGTAAGTCGTGAAATGTATATTCATTCTTTTCCATATCATAAATTCCATAACCGTGATGTTTAATAGTTTCACCAAAGTTTTGTTGAATCAAACTACCAATCATCACCGCTTTACCACCTTCGGGTAATGTAAATGTTTGTCTCTTATGAATGTCACCACATAATAATAAATCCAATCCAACAAAGTTTAATTGGTCATATGCATCTTCAAATTCAAACCCCATATCAGTTGATAATCCTTGAATCGGTCCGTGAAATAACCCAATATGGAATTTACCTTCCATTTTTTCAAATTCAGGTCTTGCATTGTGTTGATATAAAGAATAAACAACCCAATTAACATTCTCGTCATTATACACACCACTATCTTTATAATAAGCAATGGTGGGGTCATCCAATAGTTGTACTACCGGTGTAATACTATCCATACGTTGGGTATTGTTCTCTAAGAAATCGTGATTGCCAGGTATAATCACGACCTTACCATATTTTGATAATTCTTTTAAAAACCAACTTGTTAATAATAGTTGTTCATTAGATATGTTTATCTTTTGATGTGCAATATCTCCTGCCACAACAATTCTAACTTCTTCATATTGAATACCCTCTTGATTCCATACTATATTATGTTCACGAATTTCGTCAATTAATGTTTCAAATTGTTCTTTATACAAATCGTGCAATTGAATTGTGCGAATATGAATGTCAGCAATGTGAATTATTTTCTTAATCATTTTTTAGTGTATTTTGTTAAATCCATTTGAAGGAGTGTGTTATTAATTTGTGGTGGAACTTTGTATTCAACGAATGTACCGTCTTCTTTTAATAAAACAATCACACATCCCAATAATTTGATGTTATCATACTTTGTTCCTTTTAACATTTTAATCAATAACCTTGCATAAAGTGGAAGTTGAATGTAATAGTGACCTAATGCGGTATCGTGATATTCTTGGAATGGTGGGTACATTCTACCTGTATAATGTTGTACTTCAAAGTTCTTAGGTTGATTTGTTTTCCAATCGGTAACAACAATTCCAAAGTCCGTACCTTCTTTGTTACTCATTAACCATATCTTATCAGGTTGTCCTGTATATCCTAATTCATTATCACCTAAAACAATTTCAGTATCGATAAGAACTGCACCTCTCTCTAACATTAGGTCGAGAAATTGTTTACCTGCAACAATCATATTGTCACTCTTAGTAAGTTGAGCTTCGTCACATTCAAATATTGGTTTACGAACTTCTTTGTAGTTTTCAAGTCTCTCAACTAAATCACTCTCCAATTCGAAGTGAACACGACTACCCATATTTGTTGCATATAAACCAGTTGCTTTCCATTGTTCTTGTAATTCTTTAGCTGCTATGGGGTCCCCATTACACATTCTTAATGAGGTCCCCTCAGCGTCAAATGACTTATGAAATTTCTTAACAACTTTAGATACAGATGGGAATGTTTTTCTTAACACACCATTAGTATCCTTCATATAGTAGATGTGCTCTTCTTCTATGAATGACAGTTCTAAATCTTTTCTTCTTTCTTCTAATAAATTGTTTATCTCTTTTGAGATTTCTAATAAATTCATATTAATCTAACTGTATTTTTTCGTAATTATCCAATTTACCTTGGAGGTCAGCAATATCCTTATCCAATGGTAATTTTATTGTCCACACTTTTCCAAACAATCTACCGCCATTTAGTTTGTGATAAATCTTTTGAGAGTTTTCCCAAGCATCCCCATCTAATACTACAACAACACCTAACGCCTTTTCATATAACAGACTAAATAATTTTTCTCCCATAACTTTACCTAACATTGGAATTGAGTTGGGTAAGAAAATACTATCGAAAGCTCCCTCAACAATATAAATCGGCATAAACCAATCAATTAGATATTCGTTGAATATTATAATTTCTTTTTGTGCTTCGGGGTTTTTGTATTTGAATTTAGTCTTTGCTTCATACGACCTTGCAATGAAATAATTTAATCTATTTTCGGCATCATATGAAGGGATTATAATTCTATTCGCATATGGACCCTTATAACAAAATCCGATGTTATATTTTGTTAACATATCATCGGTTATATTTCTTTTACGAACATAGTTTAGTGCCGTCTTGTAATAGTGTGTTAGTTTTAAACCAGCACTAACTTTAGAAAATGGAATAAATTCATCAGGTAATTTAACTGCTTTAAAATTTGGTTTACCGTTTTCAAAACTTTCTTCGGGTACTAATAACTCGTATCTTTTTAAATGTTTGGTTGTTCCATATTTTTTAATTAATTTATGTAATGAACCGTGAGTGTAGTTCACTTCACTACAAGCCCAACATTTATAAACGTTGTGTCTATAATTAACCTCTAAATTACCTTTACCATCTCCGTGGTCCAAACCTTTTAACTCATATGAACAAACAGGACAATCGAATGACATCTGACCTTTATAGTCATTATGCATACGATGGTCACCTAGAATATCTTCTAGTATTTCGATAATTGGTTCATAATCATCATTAGATACACCCATAAGAAAAATATAAGGAAAAAAAAGGAGAAAAAAAAATCCCTCGGACACCACTCCGAGGGAACACCAACCAAACGTGGATTTTAACCCACGTCCCGTCCTATTAATAAATATAGAATAATAAAATTCTAAAGTGAAATATTAGTTGCCGGATTTTTCAGTCTTAATCATATTGACATATCCAATGACTGCTGTTGCCGCGTCACTCATATCATAATTTTCTTTTTTTAGATTACCTGTTTTACCATATAACCACTTAACATCAGGACACACACTATTAACGTGTTCCCATATTACGTGTTTTTTATCGATGTCTTTTGGGTATCCACCAAATAAAACGTTACGACCTTTATCGTTAGCACCAACTAAATCGGGGAATGCAAATTTTCTTGCATTATATGTTGAAATGAATGTAGGAATGATTCCCAATACGTCGTAACAGTTCTTTAAAATTAGTGTGTTGTAACGTAATAGTGTTCCTACGGTATAAATGTTATTTGATTGTAATAGTGGTTCTTCAATCACTACTCGAGTGATTCCCATATTCTTATACTCTAATAAATGTTTTTTAAACGCCTCCGCCTTTAATAACAATTCTTCAATTTTATCTTCAGGTTGTGGTTTAATTTTAGGGGAAAAGTGTGTTAGTTCCAATAATTTAGAACTATTGATATCAAATAATGCCCAACCAATTGTTTTGGTTGAAATATCCAATCCCAAAATCTTTGCTTTGTTTTTTAAATTGTTCTCCATAAAATAATATATAAATAATATTATTTGTTTTGTAAATGGTTAGAGGTCAATTTTTACAGCAAAAACTTGAGTACCTACTCTATGGATTGGTTTTGGCATTTTACCAATAACTAAAAGTTCTTTATTACTATTGAATAAACCGACTTCAGTTATTCGTTTGGTTTTACCTGTTGTGTAACTTGGATTTTGTGTTGTGGTAAATTCACCATTAGGTAGGTTTACTAAGAATCTCATAACCGTTAAGTCGGAAGCTCTTACCAATTTAATACTACCAGGGAATGGTTGTTCGTCTCCAAATTGAGGTGTGGTTTGATAAAAACTACCGTTAGCATAAGGTGCTGGTTGATTCGGTAATTCACCTAAATGGTCTTCAATATCGTACGTGGTTCCTGAATCATAATCATCGTTTGTTATTACAAAACGAGCACCTTTTAAATTGTTTGGATTTATTAAACCTGTTGTGTGATTCGGAATATCAGATGTAATGTTAATTTTTCTCCACAAATCTGTTTGTGGTTGGTCTCCTGTATCTACCAATTGAACTAACGCGTACAATTTGTCGGCTATAAATCCATTTTTAAATCCACACTTGGTTGATTTCATATGAACCCAATCATTGTCTGAGAATCTAAATGATATATCCGCATTTAACGATGTACCTGTAATTTTTGAATAGTGATTACAATGTAATGAAGTTGACCCACTAAATTCTAATAGATATGTTACAAAAACAGTTTGACCTGTTGTTCCACTCATTAAAGGTTCTAACGGGTTTCCTGTTGTGCTACATTTAGTATCAACAGGAACTTGTGCTACTCTTGGAATTGGTAAGGTGTATTTTCTATTAGATTTGTAATCTAAGACTGCAACAATTTCTTGGTCGTCAAATACTATTACTTTATGATTTACATAAACTCTACCTACTCTATATCCTCTTTCATCTAAAAGATATCTATATTTTAATTTATTTAATTTAGTATCAATAGCTGTAGAGTTAACAAAATAATCTGTAGTGTCCATTGTGAATCTTGCACCTACTGTTGTCCCTGTATTTCTATGATAATAAATAAATGGAATATAAACTTCAAAATAATCTAAGTCTGTTACCGGTTCGTCATCTGAATCGTATAATAAAGCATCTACTACACTATTATTAGTACTAATATAATCTTCATACTTAAAGAATTTTTCAGGTTCTCTTTCTGTATTAAGTTCTGAATAATGAATAATAGCAATACTATGTTGTTCCTCAGGTAAAACAATTACAGAATCACCAAAACTATTTGTGATGGTTGTACCTGTATTAATTGTCTGTCCTGATGAAGAACCATATCCTAAAAATTCTTTAGTTGAAACAAATACGTTACTTGTGTATCCACTAACGTATTCTTGTATCTCAGCTCCTTGATTTTTAACACCCGCTGGTCTTTCACTCCACGCAATGTTTAATGTCCAAGGGTCTTGTTGGTCTTCAGGGTTTTGTGTATTTGGTAAACAAGTTAAATCAGTTTCGTATGGACCAGGAAAAAATGGATTACATTTATTACACATAACAGTTGCAAAACCACCTGAACATATATTTGACATACTCGGTGTTGCTCTATCTAATGTTAATGTGTTCACTGATGAACCTGAAACAAAATTTGTTACTCTATATATTAAACTTGTTGATGTTCCTGAAATAACTGCATCCTGACCAATCAAATCGGTAAATGCTATTGTAATGAATTCACAATTTGAAAATGTATTTCCTGTTAAAAATAATGTTGTGGTTCCTGATAATGCGGAAACTGCTATTCTTTCATTTGAACATTCTACAGTCGTACCTGTACAAGGATTCGTACTGTCGTCAAATTCTAAATAAGCGGAAACAAATCCAGCGGGACCCATTTCATTTCTAATTGTTTCGATTTGAGAGACTTGAACAGGGTTACCAAATGTTGTACCTGTAACTGTGGATTGTGATAATTTATATGGATATTTTACAATAGAATCTTTATCCAAAGGTGTGAATACCTTTTGAGATGGATTGGTGGTACCGGTAGTACCATCATACTCCTCAAAATTATAGTCATATTCAGAATCGCCCACTTGGAAGTAGGTAATATTGAAATTACCTTCAGCAATTTTTTGTCTACCTTCGTTGGTAATTCTTGCTGCTATATGTTCTGATTCATTCTCGTGTAAAAAACTCATATGTTATAAATATTCTTTTTATGTTTTATTATAGTGGTATATCACCTCCACCTCCAGAAGTACCACAATTTGGTGCTAGTACATTATATACATACCCATATTGGTCGATTTGAATTAAATAATAGTTAGATGTTCCATCATTATATGTGTTTATTCCCGCAGTTAAAGAGATTCCATACTTATAACCTTCTACTCCAATGAACACATCATCACCATATTGGTCAATATATACTTGTTGACCCATTAAACCACTTATTGTTGTTGAATTCGCCCACAGTGCACCTGTTAAAACATAACCAGGAGAAACACAATATGTTGTATCAATATCTACAACCGGTGAGGCAACATAAAATCTATTTAAAGATGTTAACGTTGGTGTAGGGGTTGGTGTCGGAGTTGCCGAAACTTGACAATTACCAACAGTTAATTTAATAAGACCTGAACCACCTGTTCCACCATTTTGACCACAATTGACCTGTTGACCATATAATTGATATGTTCCCGGTGTTGTAATTGTGTATGTTGAAGGTGAGAAAGTTGGATTATTACTATTAGTTTGTGTTAATATAAACTCTTGAATATTTGTACCTGTGTTTGTTCTTAAATAAGCATATGCATATCTTGTTCCTGTTCCACTAAAGAAATATCCCGATGGTGTAATTGTTGCTTGATATCCACTCGATAATGTAAATGTTGATGACTCAAATCCTGAACAATTACCTGTAGCTTCTAACGTACCACTTAAACAAGAACCAACAGTTGTTGTTGGAGTTGGTGTAGGGGTCGGAGTTGCGGTTGGTGCCGATACCGTTGCTGTCGGTGTAGGGGTTGGTGTAGGTGTACCTGTTGCGGTAGGTGTTGGGGTAATTGTTGGTGTAGGTGTAGGTTGTAATGGTGGATTCGTGTTACAAGTAACTGAACTATTATTTAACCATCTACTTCTTAAATTACCACCAGCATCAGGACAAATAGTCCTAACACTATAATTGTATGTTTGAGCATCAATTAATCCATTAATAGTCACAATAGTATTACTAGTTGAACCAGTTACATATGTCGATGCACTTGATAACTTGTACCTATATTCGTAAGTACATCCGTTACAATCTGCCGGTGGTGACCAAGTTATTATTAATTGTGCCATTTAGTATAAATACGTTTTTTTATTTTATCTATTTGTGTTAGAATGGAAATAACTTTCATTTTCTTTTAAAAAATCCATAACACTAAATGTTGTTATTGTTTCCAGTTTCGGGTTATTTTGAACTTTATTTATCATTTTATCGGTATGTCTACCATTTACTCCATAATTTCCTTGAACCAAATAGTCAGTCAATAAAATAAAGTTTGAGTCATTTCTTAAATCTTTTTCTTCAAATTCATTATTAATTTGTTTTTTGGTGTATCCTATTTTTTTGTGAATAATATTGTCTGGTTTAAACTCGTTTTCAACCATTTGGTTATATCTTAAATTGGATGGTCTTTGTTCATACCAAGTAACATCTAATAATAGATTAAATTGATTTAATCCCATATCCATCATAAAATTTAAATCTTTTTCTATTTTTTCATCGGTGTGGTTACCACCAACAAGACATATATCTAAATCCCAAGTGTTATTAAAATCAAATAAAACTCCTCCCATTAAATAAACATCATAATCTTTAATGATTGTTGATTTAAGATATAAATTAAATAAAAAATCATAAACTTTTTGATACGATGGTCTTGTCCAATGATTTGTTGATTTAACAACTCCTCTTTGAAAAAAAATACTATCGTTTAAATTAGCTTCTCTATTAAATGTTCCCATATATTTAATTTTTTTTAACCGCTGTATCCTCCAGAGCTCCCTCCACTACCTCCACTTCCTCCACTATCGGTTGGAGTAGGTGCTGGTGTTGTTGGTGGTGTTCCATCACAAGGTGAACATCCTGTATCCAAAATGTTATATTCAGGATATCCATAAACTACTGATTTATAATTATCTTTAGCCGTTACCTTCCAACAGAATGTGTTTAAGAATGAATCATTAACTCTAAACGTATCGTTAATTCCAATTGTTGGTAATGTATCTGACCATACTGTTACACTATATTGAGAGTTGTCACACCTTACTCCATCTATTTTATATTTTTTAGGTACAGCATTACAGGTTCCACAATCAGTATATCCTTGGAACATTGGTTGTCCTAATGCAAATGGTCCCGTATCAGTGATTTGATAACCTGAAAGTGGGTCATTTACAGGGTCAGTAAGAGTAAGTTGAGGGCCGAGATTAGCATTGATGGTCATACATCTAGCATCACCCATAGGGGTTCCTCCACTATACAATTGTATTCCATATTCATTACCCACTACTAAACTACCAAATAATGTTAATGCTATAATATTTTCACCCGTATCGCAAGTTACACCACTATATCCTGTAAGTGTATATCCTGTAAATGGTGGGTCACAAGCCCCACAAGGATTATTACCACCTATTGGTGAAATTCCATCTAAATTCACGCTCCAATTTTGGACGTATTGTGTTTCAACCGCAACAATTGATAAACAATTGTTGCCGACAAGATAAACTGTTCCTTCTGTTAATTGTGTGGTACTTCTACCGATAGCAACTCCTGAATAGTTTTCACCAAAACCACAAGGGTCGTCGTAATCAATACTTAACGTTTGTTGTGCCCAATTCGCGGTAGAATACCATTGATTAATTTGTGCCGCATTCATACAAACAGGTATTACTAACGGAGCTCCGAAACCAAAAACAGTTCTTTCCGTACCTGAATATCTCATATCGTTACAATTACCTAAAGCGTAGTAATAATATGTTGTTGGGTCTTCAGGGTCAACAATATTCAATGTTGGTGTTGGGGTAGGTGTAGGTGTTGGTACTGCGATAGTTGCTGTAGGTGTTGGGGTAGGTGTAGGTGTTGCGGTAGGTCCCGCCACGGTTGCCGTTGGTGTAGGAGTAGGAGTTGATGTAGGTGTAGCTGTAGGTGTTATTACTCCTTCACAGGTTACGGTTTGTACACTTGTCCAATCGCTTGAAATTAATTGACATACATTTCTCATTTGAAAAACGTATGAATTACCTGTTGTTAAACCTGTAATGACTATAGGTGACGAACCTGAATATGGTATAACCGTAGCGGTATTGATGTTACCACTACTAAGAGCGTACCTATATTCTTGAGTACATCCTGTACAACCTGCTGTGTAATTAACTGTTACGCTTGCTACTGCCATTTTTTATTTATAACTTTTTTTGTTTTTATTATGTGATACTTTCAGGTTCGGTAGGACCACCTCCACTTCCACCACCGCCGAGGTCACCACCTCCGCCGCCACCTCCACCGCTACCTCCTCCTCCACCATCAGTTGGTGTTGGTTCAGGCGTTGGGTCTGTATTTGGTACCTCAGTAGTTCCTGGTGTTGGGTTATTTGTTGGTGTAGGTACTGGTGTTTGTGAACAACTATTCCAATCGCTCATTACACCATCACTATTTATATAAACAACGTATGTAATTACACTTCCTCCGCCAAATATGATAATAGAATAATATTTGTTTCCACCATTCACAACACTACCACCACCGCTCACATTGGAATCATATAAAGTGTAAGTAGTTCCCGGTGTAATTGATGATTCGTTTACGTAGAATGATGATGAACCATTTTGTGATAAAGGAGAATAACCAAGTTGTGATAGTTGATATGGATATAATCCACACGTTTCTGATTTATGTTGGGTTAATCCTACCGAACTATTGCTTGACCACGCAGTGGTTATATAAGCGGTTCTATATGTGACACTTGGAGGTGTTGATGTCTCAGGACATCCACCCACATTTGGAACAAGTGTAACACTTATTTTATTGCCACCTGGGTCTGTTGTAGTTGAACCTGCAATTACATAATACGTATCGGTTGCACCCTCAACTCTATTTCCTGAACTAAATGTTCCTTGTTGATAGCCTGTTGAATATAAATTAGCACCACCGGCACAAGGTGTCAATGTATAATAATATACATCTAATGAACCATCAGTAATTGTTATCTCACTTGAGGTCGCCAATATAGTACCTGTAGCACTTCCACTTCTAAGTTGTAATTTAAATTTCTCAGTTCCTTCTGTTGATTGGTCTTCCGCCAATGAGAAAGAAAATTCATCTCCTGATGCCTCCAATGTAATTGACGATGGGAAATTATTTTGAAAGTCGGATAAATTAACAGTACCAACAGTACTTAATAATGTAATATAAAGTGTTTGAGGGAATGATATATTCGCGGCAGTTACTGTTGCGGTATATGAACCTCCTCCGTCATCTGCAGTAGTTGGACTGACACTAATTCCGTATGATGGTGTTAATACACAACCTGTTTGGTTAAATGTTGGAACTTCTCCTATTGTTGAAACTGTGAAGTTACCTCCTTGATTCGGTTGTGATACGGTTTTATACCATAGTCCTCCACCATTGAATAATGTACTTTCATTAATTGTCGAACCTGTATGTAATGATTTACCATTTGTTACAACAGCATCATATAAACTACTATATCCACCACCATCAACATAAACTGTTCTATTCGTACCTGTACCCGCACACGCTAATTCACCTGTAGACCAACCTAAACCATTATTCGATGTGTCTACATAAATTGTAAACGATGAAAATAATGGAGTTGCCGTTGGTGTTGGAGTTGCAGTAGGAGTTGCAGTAGGTCCCGCCACGGTTGCCGTTGGTGTAGGAGTAGGAGTCGCTGTTGGTGGTATAGCGGTTGCAGTTGGTGTAGGAGTTGGAGTTGCTGTTGGTGCTACCAATCCGACACAAGTAATGCTATTAATTGTTGGTGGATAACAACTATGATAACAAACCGCACCTAAACCAACTGGTTGAGGACAACAGTCCATATAAGCAATTGGGTCATTCGTCTCAATATTCTCAATAATATATCTACCTGTTGTTTGGTCTTCAATTTTAAACCAATAGTTTGAATTAAAATTGATAGTAACCCCACTAATATTTACTGTAGAAGTTCCAGCAGCAAAAGTACCATACAAACTATATCCACTATTCATTGGATATGGTGATGTTGCCTGTTTGTAATAAACCTTAAATTGGTTCGGCGATACAATGTCGTGCAGTCTAATTACTAATCCCATAATACATAAATAGTATATCCTTTTTTTTATTAAAAATAAACCATAAAAAAACCCCTTAAAATAAAGGGGTTTAATTTTATAAATTTAAATTTATTTTATACTTGTGCTCCGCCACCACCGGAACCTCCACAAGAGGAAATAACTTGTAAATCAATTACCGTTCCCATATTATCAACTTTAATAACATAATATGGTTGGTCATTGGTATTAGCAGTGTTATCTGAAGAAACCGCATAATAAAAATCTCCACCTATCCAAGGTTCTTGAGTACCATCATATACCATTGTACCTAACATACCAACGATTGTTGATGAAGAACTGTAGAATAATGCGCTTATTAATTGGTTTTGGTCACAATGTCCGTTATAAGTTGATGATGGGTTACTACGGAAGAATCCATATAATGGTGGTACTGTTGCTGTAGGTGTTGGGGTAGGTGTTGGAGTTCCTTGAATCACCGCCCAATTTACTGATGTTCCGTTACAAGTACCACCAACTGCGGTAACTGTACCTCCTGTCACTGAATCGAGAAATACAATCTCTTTATATGAAGGATATTGCATTTCTGTTTTTGTTACACCCGTGGTTATGTAATTACCAGGGTTACCTACTATTGTAAAATTATCAGACAATGTTGATGCTGAAAATGGTCCTGATAAATAAAATCTTGCTAACATATTTTAAATTTGTTTAAATTACTCTCCTGCCGGAGTTTCTTCTTCCGTTACCTCAGGTAAAATCTCGTTATAGGTTATAACACCATTTGCAATAAATGTGTTATGGTTTTCCACTACTAAGTTATGAACTGTTTTAGTTCCTGTAACCTCTTCTTTATCCGTTACTTCAATTTCAATACCATCCGCACCCATCATTTTATCATCAGCAACAACAAAAGTAGTGTCACATACAATCCATCTTTCAGTGTACGCATCACCTTCTGGCGTTTTTTGTCTAACAATATGTTTATGGTCTTCAGATGCGACGATTAAACCATTGTTTATTGAGTATACTAATTCAGTTTCAGCTTGTTGTAATTCAACAACAGTACCTACAACTTCTTCAAATACTCCAGCTTCTTGATTTAATTTAATTGATTTAACTTCATCACCAACAACAACTTCTTCAATTAATTTTGAAGTTCCGTCAGCCATTGAGATTAATGTTCCTTGGACTAAACATCCTTTTTGATTATTTTTCATTTTAGTGCTTGTTTTGTTTTATATAAATATCTTATTTTTTATTATAATTCTAAAGGCTTAAACTTGTTCAAATTGTGTACAAACTATTTGGCTTCCGGTACAAGGACTTACTTGTTCAAGACAAGGACTCATTTCATTTTCTTTACAGAAATATGTTGTTGGTGGTGGAGTCACGCAAGTAGTGTCGTCATATGGTAATACCACAACTTCACTAAAGTCTTCACATCCGTTCGCATCTACAATTCTTAAGTAATATCCACCAGGTACTAATCCTGTTACATTGTAACCACCTGTTTGGTTAGTTACAGGGAATCCAGGATAAACACTACCTCCCGATGTTTCATAAGGGAATGTTGTGTCCTCATATAAATAATACGTGTACGGACCAACTCCACCTGAACCATTTAATGTTAATGAACCGTCAGCGTTAAATCCACAACTTGTTGGGTTACTTGTGTTGGTAATTGTTGCAACACAAGGTAGTGGAGTTGCTGTTGGTGTTGGTGTAGGTGTTGAAGTTGACGTCGGAGTAGGTGTAGGAGTTTCGGTTGGTATCGGTGTATTAGTTGGTGTAGGTGTTGGAGTTGATGTCGGCGTAGGTGTTGGTGTACTAGTTGGTGTACTAGTAGGTGTAGGTGTTGGAGTTGATGCAATAACTATCACCCCAATTCCAAATTCACAAACCGGAGTTGCAGTTGGTGTTGGAGTTGCAGTGGCCGTTGGTGTAGGTGTACTCGTTGGTGTGTTAGTTGGTGTAGGTGTAGGTGTACCTGTGGCAGTTGGTGTAGGTGTACTTGTAGGTGTTGGCGTTGGTGTATTAGTCGGTGTGCTAGTAGGTGTAGGAGTCGGTGTTGACGCGATAATAATTGTTCCAATTCCAAATTCACATATTGGAGTTGCCGTTGGTGTCGGTGTGCTAGTTGGTGTACTAGTTGGTGTTGATGTCGGAGTTGCAGTTGCAGTTGGTGTTGGTGTAGCAGTCGCTGTTGGTGTTGGTGTGTTAGTAGGTGTAGGTGTTGGAGTTGATGTGATAATAATTGTTCCAATTCCAAATTCACAAACCGGTGTAGGTGTTGGAGTTACAGTTGGTGTATTGGTAGGAGTACTAGTTGGTGTACTAGTTGGAGTGGGTGTTGATGTCGGTGTCGGAGTTGGTGTTGGTGTAGATGCAATAATCGTTACTCCAATTCCAAATTCACAAACCGGAGTTGGTGTAGGTGTCGGAGTTGGTGTAGGAGTACTAGTAGGTGTATTAGTTGGTGTTGGTGTAGGTGTCGGAGTTGGTGTAGATGCAATAACCACCACTCCAATACCGAAATCACAAACAGGTGTAGGAGTTGGAGTTGGGGTCGGAGTTGGTGTACTCGTAGGTGTTGGTGTAGGGGTCGGAGTTGATGCAATAATGTTAACACCTATGTTAAAATCACAAACAGGTGTAGGAGTTGGAGTTGGTGTAGATGTAGGTGTTGGAGTCGGTGTTGAAGCTATAATAGTAACCCCTACATTAAAGTCACAAACAGGCGTCGGTGTTGGCGTTGGTGTGCTAGTAGGTGTAGGAGTTGGGGTTGATGATACTAAAATTACACCGATATTAAAGTTACAAACAGGAGTTGGGGTAATTGTTGGTGTCGGTGTAGGTGTACCTGTTGCGGTAGGTGTTGGGGTAATTGTTGGAGTTGCAGTTGGTGGTATAGGTGTTGCAGTTGGTGTTGGAGTTGCAGTTGGTGTTGGAGTTGATGTTGGTGTTGGTGTTGGCGTACCTGTGGCAGTTGGTGTTGGAGTTGATGTTGGTGTTGGTGTACTAGTTGGGGTAGGAGTACTGGTAGGTGTTGGTGTCGGCGTACCTGTTGGAGTTGGGCTCGGTGTAGGTGTTGGGCTCGGTGTAGGGGTTGGGGTTGGTGTGGTATCTTCTGCAATATATGACCTTTGTGTATTTGGTCCTGCTTGTACTTGCGTACAATTACCATCAGTACAACCTGTTAATCTTAATAAACTTTCAACACTCGGTACGTTATCACATTCATAACCTAAATAATATTGTTGAGTATCAATATCTAAACACTCAAATTTATTTCCTGTAAATGGACTAATGAATGCTGAATCATTTTTAGTTGACACAACAATTCTATTAATACCACTTGAAGGTCCATTAAATAAGATTGTATCTGAATTGATTGAAGTTCCTGATGTTACTAATGTGTAGTAAATTCCTCTATTACAATAATTTAAATCAACACTTGTTACCTCAATAGGAAAACCGTATTGACTTATCATAAAGTCTCCACTCTGAAAATGTCCTTCAGGATATTCACAACAAGGTACTTCAGGTTGTTCAGGTCTTACAAATAAATCTTCAGGATATTTGTATGTAAAATGATATGGAACAGTTTCTAAGTATTCATTAATGTTAGTGTATACCAAAACTTTACTTGTTGGTAACACTTCAAACTCACCATTAATAACATCTTTCTTAATTGAACTTAAACATTCTTTTCTTACTACTTTTATTAATGAATAATCAAAGGTAAATTGATAACCGTTACTCTCAACGAACTTAAACATTTCCGTTGGAAGTAAATTACAATCTTTTTGACTTATACTTAAAATCGTGTCACCTATTTCAATATCTTCGATTGATGTCTCAACAACTCCACCAGATGATAGAGTACTTTGTAGTCCTTGCCAAGTTGTTGGAACTGACCCTGAAATATATTTGTAAATTTCGGTCCCTTTCTTTATACCATAATCGAAAGATGTTTTGTATTGAACTTTTGGATTTATAGTATAACCACTTACTTCATCAGAAATTTTAACTATCTTTTGTTGTAATCCTTCAATTCTAAATTTTTGTTCACAGTTTGCGGCGTCGGAAACAATAATATCATATACGTCTGTTTCTTTAACATTAGGGATGATATATGTACAAGTAACTAACTGTAAATCGTCAGCATATATTGCTCTCTTAATTGGTTTAGGGTCATTGATTTCAATAAAATCACAATCAGTACATACACCTGAGTTACAAGTTGTTCCACTTGTGACGTATATGTTTAAATCCCAAATTCCATTATTTTCAACACCTGTAGTTACTCCTGTAACAGTTATATATACGTCTTCAACTAACTGACAATTTGTTGTAACTCCTTGATATGGTATTGCGGGTCCTGATAATTCAACTCTTAAATTACATTCGTCCTTATCTAAACCATAGTTTGGTTCAAAATAAAAATCAATATCTTCTCCGTTTCTACAATCGGTGGTATCTAATGTAAATCTTACCTTTTCAACACCATCAATGTCTAGAAAATATTCTAATGAAAGTGTCTTTTTATAAATTTGAGAGCAATTCGAGGTTTGTGTCTTTGCTGTGTATGGTGCATAATCATCAATACATCCGTAGTTGTCTTGAGTTATTTGTGTATTAATTGTTTGGACTAAATCGGTTAATGTTTCTTTCCATTCATTTTTAATTAATGGTAAATTTAGATTAATCCAATTTTTATAATCACAAATTAATGGAATTGATAAGGATGTTTGGGTTAATGATGTACAATCAACTGTTGGTGTGTATCCTGAGAAAAGCTCTGAACGTAAGTTTGAACTTGTTCCTGAATAGATATTACCATTTATGTTTAAATAAATTGTATATGTTAAACCGCTAAATGAAAATAATCCTCTTAGACTATCTTCATTGGATGCGTTTTCATATGATGTAGTCCCTCCACCTAAAATTGTTTCTAAGTCTTCCTCAATTACAGTTTCGAAATCAGGATATAATACCTCAACAAATTCTTTTGGTGTACAAGGTTGTTTGTATTGAAATTTAGACCTACCGAATATTCCGTTTTCAATTAAGTTACCCCCCAACCATTGAGTTGTTGCGGGAACGAATTGGTCGATTACATTCACCCAATATGGACTCATTCTTTGAATGAATTCATTTATTTTAATGTAGTTGTACGGTGTAAATGAAACGCTATTTACATATGATTCATAAACTTGTTTTAATAGTCGGTATTCTTTCTTGTACTTAATTGTACTTGAATTTCTAATTACTTGACTAACAGCTTCTTTTAAAAACTCAGCGAAGGATGGTCTTTCCTGTGGTGGTAAAGTACCGAAAGTCAACGTTAAGTTTCTACTTTTTCTATAGATGTCGTAATCGATTGCTCTTGACCCATCTAAGAAAATATTAATATTTTTTCTGTTTAATTTATATGTGAAATTACCATCGTCATCTAATACTTCAGTTTTTCTATTATCAATTTCGATATTCAAATCGTAACCATAATCTAAACCAGGTAATTTTCTGTAGTTATTAAAATAATCTTCACCATATGTAAATGGTTTTGATTTTGTTTTAAGAACTTTAGTATCTCCTGTAAGAACTGAATTTTCAATGTCTAATATGTCACCAGACCTATGGTCTAATGTTTTTCTATACCAACCGGCACCCATTGCAAAATACAATGAACCATCGGAACTTTCTAATCCTCTCGGTAATCCATCAGTTGTTACGGGATATTGACTTCTTGATAGTACGGTTGAACCAGATGTGGTCACCAATCTATAAGTGTACGCATTGTAATCAACTCCATCAATTGTTTGTGCAAATGGTACAAACTCAACGTGTTGGAATTCTTTTACTCCATTGATAACATCTCTAATGTCATTCTCGTATGTTGCCTTTGGTAATAAACTATCAACTCGATAGATGTATTCATCCAACCTTATCATAGGTTCAGGAGCACCGATGAATTTTAAAAAGAATTCAATGGCTAATCTTGTACCTTTTGATTTATATAATTGTGCAAGGTTTACAATTAATCTTCTGTAAAACTCGTACTCACCCTCTAATAGATTAGCACCTATATTAAGTCCTTCGTATTGTGAAGTGTGTCTTGTATAAAGAGTTTCTTCTAATGACTTTTCATCATAAAGATTGACTGTTGATAATCCTAATGTTTCTGCTAAATTTTTTAATAATGCGTCGGGTACATTGTTAGCTTTATCATAGCTAACATTTCTCATAAACGCAATATTATCAATAAACTTCTTTACCTTATCGAAACTCTGTCCGTAAAGTTGGAAAATTGCTTCCGCCTTCTTTCCTTCGGTATCGAATTCGTAGAGTTGCGGTGACGTCATAAATCTAATGATTAAATTTGATTTATAATCGTCAACAATATTACCTATATTACTTAATGCAGAAACGTATGATTCGTAATCAAGACCAACTATTTGTATGTTCCACCCATCTCGACTTAATGGCCAAGTTGCAAATTCACTTTGTAATTCTGTGACCGCTCCATCATATAAATCTGTTGGTATTCTAAACGCAGCGGTATATTTGGGGGTCGATTCTCTATCTAATAATACGGTCTCTAATTCATCAAGACTATTGAAAAATTCTTCAGTTACACCGTTATTTGGTCTAATTAAATAATTGTCAGTGTAGATTGAATATCCACCGAAACAATATCCTTTTACTTTTAATGTGATAAAACCATCATTATCCGGTTCTTCGTATGAAACAATTTCATATGTTGAACCGCTAAGGTTATCTACTACATATTTTGTATATGATGAATAAAAATCTCTATACGAATTTGTTGATTGTAAAACTTCAACCCCTTGAGGTCTTTGAATAACAATATCAAATGGGTTATAAATTAAAGATTTTTTAAATTGGAATTGTGTGGTGTTTGAAATTGGGTCGTAACCAAGAGTTGCTCCCGTTAATACCGCACTAACATTCGTAGATGAAACCGGTGAATCAACATCAACTAATAATGCTGCAGGGAAACTTTCAATAATATTCCCAACCGCACCATTTAATCTTGTTGATAAGGAACCAAATAAAGATTTTGACGCATCGTTTTTAGAATTATGAAATTTAATCTTTTTACTTCTATCAGGTAAATTAATACCTGTAGAGTTATTATCATAAATTGAATTCGTTTCTTCTTTTAATGTATCTAAAGTAAGGAAATCAGAAAATGGTTGTGTGTGAAAAGTCTTACTGTCTTTTTCAGGAATTACTCTATCAATAAGGAATTGGGTATTAGCCAATTGACTAGAACCATCGGTTATTTGTAAACCGATGAGCTTGTCATTGAACGTTTCACCACCACTAGCCGCCTGATATGGGACCTTTCTTGTTATTTTAGCCATTATTGAGTTATAACATCAAAATTTAATGTTTCGTCGATATTATCATTCTTCTCTCTTATTTCGTATAGTGTCTCGTTAATATCGTCTTTAATTTCGTATAAGTTAAACTGCTTATAGATATTATTATTTTGGTCATAAATCGTGTAAATTCCATCAACAACTGACTTACTTTGATTACCGTAAAGTGCGTGTGCCAATGTTGTTGCATCGTGTTCTACCATTTCAACTTCTAACATAACAGGATTAAAATGTGTATTTGTTAGAATGATATTTTGATTTGGTTGACCAATGAATGGTATGGTATTAGGTCTACTAGACGGTGAAGAGCTTGGTGTTAATGTCAAAAACATTAAGTTTGTTGTTATATCAGAATATCTGTATCTAATTGCTTTTTGTGATGAATTTGTTAAATTCGATAACACAGGTTCACAGTAAAAAGATGAGGTAACAATTCTAAAAAAATTAGGAATCTTAGCACCTGAATCATCCAAGTACTCAATTCGGTAACCCACTAATCCTTGAGGAGTGAATTTGTTAGTATCTGCAGCGTCGATTTGAGAGATGTCAATAATCAATCCTCTTACGGACGGTAATGATGACAAAACACCACAATCAGAAACAACTGTTCTGATTTGTTTTGGTCTTAAGTACAACGTATATATTCCTAACTCAGAGAATCTTGATGATTCTAATTTTAGATTATACATACCACCTAATAGTTCAGTACCTGAATTACCTCCTGTTGAATCATTGTGGAATACGGGTGTTAATATATCTTGTGAGTTATCTATCTTCTCAAATTGAACTTCCGTACTAGCGGTTCTACCCGAAACGAAGTGATAATATATATCAACATCGGCCGGTGAAACGTCCGCAGGTCTTATAGTTCCGTAACTTCCTACTGCCATCTTTTATTATTTATCTATAAATATAATTTTTATTGTTTTCGTACTTTAAAATATCCATTTCCATAAACATCTAATTCTCCTGTGTTGTCCATTTCGGTCAATCTGAAGTTTCTTTCCATAACTCCCATCTGTCCTCTTTCAACAAAAACATCTGAAAAAATTTGTGGGTCGTCCACAAATCCTAAAAAATGTTCATTTCTCGTAATCATTCCGTTGTAGATTTCGTCTTGAAAAAATGTTTGTGTGGTTCCTGAAGTCACTCCTGATATATGTGTATATCCATCTGGGTAATCTCTATAAACCAAACCATCAATTGTATATCCTGAATATTCTAAAGTAACTGTTACTCCTGAGTAACCCGCATTTGTTCCATATAATTTTTTCTCATCAATTCTACTTTTGCCAATACCCAAAAAGGTTACTGTGGTACTATTAGTGGCACCTGTTAAAGTTCTATAGTCTTGTAAATAAGTTTGTGAGTAGGTATCCCCCTCACTATATGGAATGTCAAAAGTTAATTCTCCTAAGTCAGTTGGATAACCAAAAGATTGAACAAAAGGTATTTCTATTGTCTTTTGTACCTTTCTAACATCCCAAGGTGAATTTACCGTAACCTCAATTGTGTATGTTCCGTTACTTGAATATGTGTGTCCTGTGCTTGGTAAACTCACATTATCAATGTTCATAACCGGCATTGTGAGTGTACTTGTTGCACCATCTCCCCAATTAACTGTGAAGATTGCATCGATTAATGCTCCGTATCTTGTTGTGTTGACAGTATTATAAACTGTAACTGAATTACCATTACCTTTATATGTAAAATTACATATCTGTTGTGTTTGACTAATATCACCGTCAAAACCAATCATAATACCTAAATCCTTAATACTTTGTTCTAAAAATATTGGTAGGTTATATGTTTGACCTGTGTCAGTTTTTAATATTGTGTGTCTAATAGTTGTGTCCATTATCCTCCAGATAGTATTTCATAAAATTTTATGGGGTCTCCCGATTCACCAATTCTGGTTCCTGTGGTTCCTGAATATCTAAACACTTGATAAGAATAATCTGTCCTGTCTATGGTTACCTTATAATATAAATCTCTATACTCTAAAACTGAAGCGTTAGTTGCCAATGATGTGTTTGAAAAGTTTAAAACTGTTCCATCTTCACCATTAAAAAATCTAGCCGTCATATAAAATGTTGTTCCTGTTAGCATAGTTCCTCTGAACGCATCGTCATCTTGGAACCAAAACAGATACATATTTTCTTTATTTCTGTAATTTGAGCCGTTGAATATTGGTACTTTTATATAATCGTTAAATCCTGTATAAAAAACTTTCTCACCTAATGGTAATGAAAGATTTTTTGCAAAAACTAATTTTCTATTCGTTCTGTCGGGATTTTCACCATCAGGAACAATAAAAAATTCCAATCTAAAAAATGTTTTAGTTGTTTGAATTAATTGTTTAGCATTTTCTTGATGGTCAATACCAATTAAGGAATAGTCCAATCCACCACTATGTGTTCCACTCTGATTGTAGAAATAAAAATAAAACCAAATGTCTGATTGAGTATCGGTAGAATGTGATGTGATGCCAGAATAAGGTTTATGTATAAACCTCATAGTTTCGTAATTATCAACCGGATTAATGATTGTCCTTACTGTTTCATTTTCAAATTGTTCTAAAGCATCTTCTCTCCCTAAATCAGGTTTAAAGTTGGTTTCCAAATTAAAAAATATATTATCTCTAATGTTTTTTAAAACTTTCATTAACAGTTTTTACTTGTGTTTGAATTATTTCTATCTAATCTGTTATTTTTATTATTATATCTATTAATAAATGCATTAAAATCAAAAATACCATCAGCTTTGTGTTGATAATTTTTTTCATTTCTTATATAGAAATTAATATCGTTCCTAACATAGTGTGTGTTGTTAAGAAACGGATAGTCTACACCGAATCCTAAGTCATCTGAATATCCGTAATCATACACATCTCTCCATTTCCATACATTCTCAAACGGGAAGTATCTTGCGTTTTGTGGTAGATTTTCGATGTCGGGTGTTGATGATGTTTCGATGTAAGGTGAAAGTTCTCTAATTTTAACTCGGTAATGTGGTTGATATAATACTCCGTACATATTTGTCGAAGTTGCTCCTGAAAACCCTTCAACTGTAACCGATTGGTTAAAATTGAAAATACTTGTTGGGTTTGTTAATCTATACATCGATTCTGAAATAACCCTTTCTTTTATTGTCGATGGATTATATTCAATAAACGCACCTGTCAATACCGTACCGACAGATATTGTATTTCCACTGGTGAATGTGATTCCGCTTTTTGTAAATGATGTACCTAATCCTAAACCAGACTCGTACGGTGGTTGAGTTTTAATTGAACCATCAAAGTGGTTATCAATCCAAGTATTATGTAGATTAAATTTCCAACCTACTTTTGGTGGATAGTCAAAATAACCATTACCATTTCTAAATAATATTGTTACATATAAATCCGTAGGTTCATAATTTAAATTGTTGGTTAATCCTGTTAAAACAAATGGTTCTTTAAAATCATAAAGAACTGATTCCATTCTATTTCTTTCAACCAATACATCATTAGCTCCTGATATATTCTCAAAAACTAATTTTCTTTCGTCTTCAAATATTGGACTTTCAAATCCTGCCTTATCTAAAATATAATCTGCCGAATTAGTTGCCGTTTTATGTTTGTGTACATAGTAAGTTGATGTTGTTCCTGAAATGTTTTTGGTGTCGATACATCTTTTACCTGTAATTAAAGTGTTATTAAATGTTGTAGTACCTGATGGTATTTGGGATTTTAAAATATCTAAAACATATAATTCAGAATTATAATATTCATTACCAATTGAATTTATATAATATGGATATCCATTTAATATAATAAACTCACCTTCACTCATTCCGTGGTCAACAGGACTTGTCAGTCTATAACTCGCATTATTATCGGTAATTCTAAATGGTATGCCATTACCACTAACAAAACTTAATGTTGTATTTCCCGATAAAGTATATTTCATCGGATAGTTTTCATCGTGGTCGTACACATATGATACGTGAATGTTCCAATTGTGATACGGAGCATTCATTGGTGTAATCAATTGGTGAGTTATGTCTCCTGTTTTTGTTACGGTGATTCCTGTAAATGTACTTAAGTCTGAAACATCTATATCATTAGGTTTTTCTCTGTACACATCATTTCTTAAAAACGCGAATTCGTTATATGGTAAGTAACCATCAAATTCTCCGTCATCACCATCACCAACTAGTGCTAACTCTTCAGACAATGGAAGATAACTTGATAATCCACTGTACATATTTCTGAACACCATCTTTATTTTACCATACAACTTATATCTTTTACTGTCATTTCTTTCTTGACCAAATAATTCATTAATATCTAAAATAATATCTCTATCATCATTAGTTAATAAACTCTTACCTTCCTCAAAATTAACTTGGAGGATTTGGTCTTCGGAAGATGCTTTGTGAAACCTTTTTTCAGGTAATATAATTTTTCTCTTTTCCATTACGTTAAGTCTGTTGATTTAAATGCACCCTTAGGTCCAAACCTATCAATAAATTTATCGAGACCAGTTTTACCAGGTTTTAATCCAAAGTGAAACATAAATGGAGTTGATAGGATTTGTTTAGTTCCACTATAATAATCTTGTGTTCTTCTAATGAAGAAATCTGTAGATGTTGTCCAAGGAATTCCATCCCAAGTACCTGCATTACCATAACGAGTATATAAAGTTCCTGAAGATGGATTGGCCAATGTTCCTGAAGTTACTTGTAAAACAGTATACCCAGGATATTGTGAATCGTATTGATGATATTCGTTTCCTGTGATTCCTGAAATAACAGCATCATAAGCAAACCCTTCATCATCAACGACGTTTAATGTCGATACCGAGGTTCCTGTAAAATTATAAGTTATTGGTAATAACAAATATTTGTCTGAAGAATCGTCAGTGGTTCCTGTCACATTATATGCGTATGTCATACCTTGTAATGGTTGTACTTGAACGGTTGAGATATCCCAAGATTGGTCGTCGAGAGTTTCAGTATTATACGCGCCAAATCCTGTACCTTTTTTATCCCATAAGAAGAATGGTACCGGTTGTGATGATTCAGTTAATCGACCTTGTATTTGTGTTACTCCATCATTTGCAATGTGAGTCGGTTCATTTAAACAAGCCCTTACTCTTTCACCATCTTCAGAAAATTCCATAGTGATTGGTAATGGTCCCCAAACTCCGTTTCTTTTAAAAACGTCAGGATATAATTCAGGGTCTAATATTTGATAGCTATATCCAATATATTTTGGATTTTGTAAATCAAATTGTTCAATACCCACCTCATTATTGATTGATATTAATTGTAGTAAATCTCCATCGAAAGCACTTCGAATTCCATTATTATAAAATCCATTATTATCAAAGAAACTTCTTAAGTCGAAATTAGCATTACTAACATCCATTCTGTAGTTAATTGCCATACCAAGAATCTCACCAAAATCTTTATAAGAAGTTGGTCCTATTTCTCTTGACACAGAGCAGTTAGGGTCAAGATTTGGGTCTACACATATTTCTCTTATAAATTCATCTCTCGGACCTAAATCAACAATAGTTGTTGGTCTATTGATTCTTTTTCTCGAACCGTTAAATGTTCTTCCCCATACACCTGTACTATTATTATATGATGTTGCTCGATAATAATAATGTGATTCACTTTGGTTTGTTTCTAAATTAGTTTGTACTGTTCTTCTAATTAGTTCTTCACAACAAGCCGATTTGGACCAAAATAAAAATCTTTTTTGTGTTTCGAAAGTAAAGAAATATAAAGACCCTGATAACCAATTATCCACAAATGAATAGTTAACGACTCCCGAACAAAATAATTTAGACATACGTCTACGTCTTCTATATTCTTTCATTATATTAATCACTCTACGATTTGACATAGTGCCGGGAATCATATAAAAAATACCATTGGTAAATTCAGATTGACCCGATGGGGTTCTTGGTGTATAGGTTTCTCCATCGTATATTGTTGGTAGTGGTTTATTACTACCATCAACGTCCGAAATTAAAGTTGCTTCTACGTCCATACCGGCAGTATATTGTAACGGTGTTTTTTCGGTTCTATTTGGTGCAACATAATATTTCTGAACTAAAGATTCGTCATATGGTGTGTCATAGATTGCACAACCCTCCTCCAATATTGCTGTTGTGGTTGTTTCAACTGATGAGGCATTTTTATCTCTAATTACTGCAGTGTATGTTATTGTTTCATTAAACAATCCTGCCGTGTCATTAAAAGTTATTGTGGCTCCTGATGTGAAAATAGTTGTACCAGACAAAAGAACCCCGTTACTACTTGTTGTTAAAATATAATTTGTTTGATTATTTAAAAAATTTGTTAAGTCACTTGGAACTGTTGCTCCTGAACATATTCCTGTTGGGTCAGGGTTTGAGAATACAAAATTACTTGCAGTTACAGTTCTTGGTGATTCGGTAGACGAACCTTGAATGGTTACCGTACCAACCTGACAAAAGTCAATAGCGTTACCCAATCCACCCACAGTACCATATTCATTATCTTTATTACATTCAAGGCAAGAAGGATAATCAATTAAAAATAATTCTCTTTGTCCACTATCTTGAATTCCATATGCGTATCTTCTTAACGCCCTACTAACAGACTTAATCGGCCAGAAATTAGTTGCATCTGAAAATCTATGAAATATTTTAGCAACTGTATTGTTAAAAACAAAACCAGATACTGTTGATAATTGTTCAAAGAATAACAATATATCAGCAATTAATAATTTAATTGTGTAGTTTCTAAAACCAAAATTAACCGGTGGTGTAACGATTGAATTTTCACAATCAGACTCTCTTGGTGGTGCAATTTCTTTCAATCCCAATAATTGACCTGAAAGAGTTGATAATGAATTTTTAAAGTATGAATTATGAAATGATGATACCGTAAAAACTTTATTATATGTAAATCTATAAAAATAATCTTGTGGTACGTAGAATCCATCAACAGTATTTAATATTAAACTTAACGCTTCCGGTGGGTAATCTTTATAGTTATTGGACCAAGCGTACGACATATCAATTCTTGTGGTGTATTCTCTAATATTCGGTACTAATATTTGAGCAGTACCTTGTTGTTGTGTTGTAAATCTAAAACGATAACATCCTGATGTTGGTATACCTTTGTTTGGGTCATTGGAATATTCGTTTTCACCAAATTCATTTGTGTAAACAAAATCCATATTCATTGGTAATGACACAATAAATGAACCGTCATCGGTAATATCTTCTTTTACATCATACACTTCTAAAATCGGTCTGTTGTTGGAGTCGTATTCCGCAGTAAAACGAATCATTTCTATTTTACCCGCCTTTGTCGTTAAATCACATTTTTTGTTACTATCTCTTTTAATACTACAATTTGCTTTGACTCCTGCCCTACCGTCAGTATATGTTCCCCCAATAAGATAAGCCTTTGGTTCAATTTTAACTCCTTGGTCTGATAAATCAAAATCGGTTCTTGTTAAACCAATTTCACATAAATCTTCAGAACCCCAAAAAGGATAAACCTCAATGGTTTTTCTAAATGTTTTGATTTGTGGAAGTGAGTCAATATCAACACTAGCCTTAAATTCATAAGCTGATTTAAATTCCTCTAAACCAAAACCTTTTCTTAAGTAATCATCAGGTCTTAATGAGAAACAACTAATATCTGACAAATCCACGTCACACACTATGATTTGTTCACCTAATGGTACACCCCAAATCATAAAGTCACCAGCACTATTTGTTTTTACGGTGTATTTGTAATATTTTTCATACACCTCTAAAACTTCTTCTCTGTCTAAAATATCTGTTTGGTCAGGGAATGTTCCTGTTGCCGCGTGTCCGCTATGTTGTCTTCTTGCAGGTAATAAATTATATCGATAATGATTATCGTCTTTAACTGAAACTTCAGTATATGGGTATAACGCCGATATTACAGGGTCGTTTACATCATCATCGTCTAATGGTACGAAAATTGAAACTCGAGCGTTTGGTACTCCAAAACCATTATTTACGGTAAGTCTACCACAAACAACACCATAGTCAGCACATAACGATGTGTATACATCCCTTTGGGATAATTTTAAAGACAACAATTCCAATAAATCGAAATCTTGTTTGACTTCAAATTTAATGTATTGGTCTTCTCCAATGTTGGTATGAATTCTATGTTTTTGTATCATCTTATAATAAATAGAAACTCAATGGTTTTCTTATAAGATAACTAAAAAACAAATTAATATGTAGCCGAAGTTAAAGTTTTTACTCTTACTTTAATATCACTTTGTGGGAATCGGATTTGACAAATTTGATTTGATTTCATATATATGGTTGAATCAAATTGTAATATTTCTTTTGTAATATTATCCTTGTAAGCTTGGGATATTTCGGCTGATGAATATTTTCCACCGATTTTGTTGAATACTCTAACATCCACGACGTTCACAACCCCAGTTACGTTACCAATTTCTCTCATTAAGTCACCAACAAACAACGGGTCACCCATTTTTCTTTTGTCGATAGCGAAGAAGTTTGTTACAGTATTAACAGTTTCTTTTAATACATCACTTTGACTTTCGTTTTTATTTACCACTAAATCAACCTCTAAACCTAAATCGATAACCTCACCACTCATAATGTCTAAGAAGTCATTTAACATTCTAAATTTAGACAAATAGTTCAATACGTTATTCTTAAGTGTGTTAGATACAATATCGGTTAAATTACCTTCACTATCGTATGATAATAATTTAATTCTCACTTTGTTGTCTTCTTCCATCACACTAACTTTAGCCGGTGCTCCGTAAGTTGATGGCATCGTTTCAATTAAAGATTTGTAGTCATTTAATGTTACCGCTCTATTTTGTGCTGCAAAGTTATATGCAACCATATTTCTAATTTCCTCAATAGTCGGTGAATCGGCTCCACCCACTGCAGGTGTTATATTTGTAACTCTTAATGATTGATATACTTGGTCATTTATTGTTGAATTTGGACCATTCAATGCAAAATCAATTGTATCTATCGATGTTATCACATTAACCCCGAGATTTGATTCTTTACCACCACCTATACGATATTTGATGAATAATGTGGTATTTGCTCTCGGTATGTTACCCAATGAGTTGTTATTAAGGAAAGTTGCAATATTAACTTTCATTGTTCCGTTCATATAGTTATCCAAATTATCCATTGGGTCTACATTTCCTGAACCGAAAGTAACACTGAAATAACCTTCAGGTGTATACTCAGTAATGAATTTATTATCAACTCTAAGGTAATCACCCGATTTAAAATTATCAGTATCTGAAATTGTTGTTGAGTCTTCAATAAAAACTCTATCTTCCATTAATGACTTAACCTCATACCATTTATTCCCGTTTGTGAATTCATCATATGTAGGATTACTTGCATAGTTTGTTCCTGATTTATGAATCACACTAACAACACCCAATACGTTTTTCTCAGGTAAGTATAATTTTAAGAATGGTTTTTGGTCAACCTCGTTAATAACTCTTCTATAAATCTTAGTTGTTCCATTTACAACCGCCTCTCTTTTGGTGATTGTATATGATATCAATTTACTATTGTTATCAAAATTTGGAATCTTTAATCTATTAGGTTCACCTTTACTATTGAAAGGATTTGAAAAATCGATGTCCTCAAGAGTTTCAAATATCTGTCCTCCACCCGAAACTTGTGCACCTGCTTTTAAAATACCCTCATATCTTTCATCGTCTTTATCACCCCTAACAGGAACGTTAATTGAGAAGTCACATAATGCGACTGATGGTCTTAAACCGGGTAGTCTAATACCATAAGTTTTTGCAATATGAAATAATGATTGTCTTTGTTGTGCAAAGTCCAACATCGTTTCCTGCCAAACTCTATCTATATGGAAATGTAAGTTATCAGCAACCGCAGCATTTAAATCAAGTAATACTGAATAAATTGATGCATCGTTAAAGTTACTTATTAATTCTGGATAATACTTTTTAGTTAATGAAACTAATTCGTCTCTTAAACCTGCAAAATCTCTTGTTGCGTATGATATTTCTTTTGCCATTTTATATGTTAATAATTATAAAGTCTGATACTGAAAATGCTCCGTTATTTACTGTATAATCAAGTTTAACTTTAGCCGTATAAGGTTTACTCGAATAATCAGAAACCCTAAACAATCTTTCGTCTTCGTCTTGTGTATACGTTTTTGTTTCATCAGGGTCATTTTCCGCTGACATTATGTTTAAAGATTTGATTTCTACATTTGGTATAAATTTTCTTATACCCTCACGAATCTCCTCCTCAATATGATTGAATGTTACCACATCATTTTGTTCAAATATGTATTCATATAACCTTGTCCCAAAGTCAGGTAAGTAATATCTCGTACCCTTTCTTGTTAAAAGTAGGTGTATGAGATTAGCTCTTACTTCTCTTTGTGGAGACTCGGTAGTTTTTAAGTAATCTCCGTATCTACTATCTCTAAATGGATAGTCAATTCCATATGATATTAACGCCATATCAATAAATATAAACTAAACTAAAATGGGAATAAATAAAAAACCCAACCGAAGTTGGGTTTAATATGGTGTCTTGATATTCACCCCCTGTATTCTCGAGACCTGGAAACTCAAGGTACGCCTTGACGACATTAGTACTTTGAGGGAGCCTCCCATTATCTTTATGAACCACAACCCTCACACTCAAATGGTGAGTCGGTTGGTTTCATACTTAAAGCAGTTTCATTTTGTTCAAACAAAATCGACTTAGTCGGTAATTCAACATTTTGTGTGTTAGCTGATGTCGTTTCCACTTTTTGTGGTGCTGACATTTCCACACCCAAAGTTTTAATTGCATCAACCGCCGCTCTTGTTCTTAGATAGTACATACCCGTTTTTAAACCTGATTTCCATCCAAAGATATGTGCTGCCAATAATTTTGGTTTGGTTACATTATCTATAAACAAGTTTAATGACTGAGATTGGTCGATGAAAATAGACCTGTTTGCTGCCATTTGTAAAATTCTCTTTTGAGACATTTCCCAAACCGTCTTATAAACTTCTTTTAACTCTGTAGGTATTTCAGGTATGTTTTGTACTGAACCATTTTCAAAAATTAATTTGTTCTTGATTGTATCATTCCACATACCAACTTTTAAAAGGTCATTTACTAAATGTTTGTTGATTACTACGAATTCACCACCTAATGTTCTTCTAAGATATAGGTTGGTTGTGAATGGTTCAAACGCTTCGTTATTACCCAAAATTTGTGCGGTAGATGCTGTTGGCATCGGTGCAACTAATAATGAGTTTCTAACACCATAGTTTACCACTTCTTTTCTTAGAGACTTCCAATCCCAACGACCTGATAAATCTTTATCTGTTTTGTCCCACATTTGGAATTGGAATTTACCTTTCTCAATTGGTGAACCAACAATAGATTCATAAGGACCTAACACTTTAGATAAATCTTTTGAAGATGTAAGTGCCGCAAAATAAATTGTTTCAAAGATTTCTGTTTGTAATTTATCCGCTTCCTCACTTTCAAAAGGAATACTTAATAGACAAAATACATCAGCCAATCCCTGAACCCCCAAACCAACAGGACGATGTTTGAAATTTGAACGTTTTGTTTCTTCGGTTGGGTAAAAATTTAAATCGATTACGTTATTCAAGTTCTTTACGACTTGGTAGGTATATTCATACAATAGTTCGTGATTAAACTCACCATTGATAATATACTTAGGTAATGCGATTGATGCCAAATTACAAACCGCTTGTTCTGTTGGAGAGGAGTACTCAAGTATTTCGGTACATAAGTTTGATGACTTAATTGTGCCTAAGTTCTTTTGATTTGATTTATAGTTTGCAGGGTCCTTATACAACATATAAGGTGTACCTGTTTCAATTTGTGCAGTTAAAATAGCGTCCATTAACTTTCTTGCTTTAACCACTTTTCTTGCCTTTCCTTCTTGTTCATATTGTTCATATAAACGAGTAAATGCTTTGTCTTCAGGACTATCATAAGCATCTGATAAACCCGGTGCTTCGTCAGGAGAAAATAGTGACCAATCACCATCACTCTCAACACGTTGCATAAACAAATCAGGTGTCCACATAGCCAAGAATAAATCTCTAGCCCTCATTTCTTCCTTACCGTGATTCTTTCTTAAATCGATAAAATCGAAAACATCAGAATGCCAAGGTTCCAAATATATTGCAAATGAACCTTTACGTTTACCTCCTTGGTTTATCCAACGGGCAACTTCATTGTATGTTTTCATCATTGGAATTAAACCGTCAGATTCTCCGCCTGTTCCTTTAATATATGAACCTTTAGCACGAACATCGTGTACGTGTAATCCAATACCACCAGCCCACTTAGAAATCTTTGCAACGTCTTTGATAGTATCAAACAATCCATCAATATCATCACCTTTGTTACCAATTAAAAAACAAGATGACATTTGTGGTCTACGTGTACCAGCATTAAATAATGTAGGTGTTGCGTGAGTATAAAAGTGTTGTGACAAGTCATCATAAATTCTTAACGCCATTTGTACATCACCTTTACAAATACCAACGGCAACCCTCATATACATATACTGAGGTCTTTCTACAATTCTGTCACCAATTTTCAACAAGTACGAACGTTCTAAAGTTTTGAATCCGAAATAATCGAAATCCAAATCTCTATCCATATTAACCGCACTATCAATAACTTCTCTATTTTCCATTACAAAACTATGAACATCGTCAGAAATCAATGTTGACTCTTTACCTGTCTTAGGTTCAATAAAAGAATGTAGTTCTTTGATACATTGTGAAAACTTTCTTGGTGTTGATTTATGTAAATTAGACACCGCTATTCTACCCGCTAACTTAGCATAATCAGGGTGAGTTGTAGTCATCTGTGCAGCGGTTTCTGCTGCCAATTTATCCAATTCGATTGTTGATATCCCGTCATAAATTCCTTGAGTTACCTTTAAAGTAATATATGTTGGGTCAACGTATTCCATATTTAAATCGTGACATAAAGCACTAATACGTTTAGTGATTTTGTCATATCTCATTTCTTCTAATTCACCGTTCCTCTTTTTAACTTTCATTTTATATAAAAACTTTTAATTTTAAAAATCCATATCAGAAAACGCACTATCAAGTTCTTCGTCTGATTTATTATGTACCCCTGCTTTTTGATATTCAGCAACTCTTTTCTCAAAGAAATTTGTTTTTCCTTGGATTGCAATGTTCTCCATAAAATCAAAAGGATTTGTGGTATTGTAAACCTTAGAACATCCTAAAGCAACTAACAATCTATCCGTTACGAACTCAAGGTATTGAGCCATCAAATCAGAATTCATACCAATTAAACGAACTGGCAATGCTTCAAGGATAAATTCTTTTTCAATTTCTAATGCCCCACAGATAATATCTTTAATCTTCTTTTCAGATAATTTATTTTCAATATGGTTATTGTAAAGATGACAAGCATAATCACAGTGCATACCCTCATCACGAGAAATTAATTCGTTTGAAAAGGTAAGACCTGGCATTAAACCTCTCTTCTTTAACCAAAATAATGAACAGAATGAACCTGAGAAGAAAATACCTTCAACAGCCGCAAATGCAATTAATCTTTCAACGAATGTACCGTTGTCAATATAGTTCATTGCCCACTTTGCTTTCTTTTGAATAGCAGGGACAGTCTCAATTGCATTAAATAATTTATTCTGTTCTTCTTTGTCTTTAATATATGTGTCAATCAACAATGAATACGTTTCACTATGAATGTTCTCCATCATAATTTGAAAACCATAAAAGAATTTAGCCTCAGTGTATTGAACAGAATTAACAAAATTCGTTGCAATGTTTTCATTAACAATCCCATCAGACGCCGCAAAGAATGCCAATACGTGTTTGACAAAATGTTGTTCGTCATTGTTCAATTTATTTTCCCAATCTGAGATATCCTGTGATAAGTCGATTTCTTCAGCGGTCCAAAAACACGCTTCTTGTTGTTTATAAAGTTTCCATAAATCGTGATGTTCGATTGGAAAAAGGACAAATCGTCCAGGATTTTCTTGCAAAATCTTTTCAGTCATCGTTTTAGTTTTTTTGATTAATTAATTAATATTTGTTTTTTTTCTTGGGTCTTCTTGTACACCTCTGCAGCTCTGTTAGCTCTCTCCTGTGTTTTTTGTTCTTCGAATCCAAGTAGGGTATTTTGACTATCTGTGTCAATGATTAACATTTCATTGTTAAATGTGCAGTTTTGGAATATAACACCATCTCTACCAATACGAGATTTCAATAATGTCATAGTTGCTAAGTTGTGTTCTTTTTGTTCCATCGTTTTACCAACTGACATTACTACGTGTCCAATTTGTGCTTTTTTAATTGAACCACCCATTTGGTCTGTAGTTACAACTTCTGACGAAATTGAGTCTCTATTACCTTGTGTTGCGGTCCAAATGGCAATATTAAATTCCGATGTCATCGCCTCTAAACTTCTCATAATTGAACCTTCACCTTTCCATTCTTCACCAAAGGTAGACCTTTCTGGTGAAATACAATCAACATAGTCAATTAGTAACACATCGACAACAAATCCCTCAGAATGTAATTTTCTAATTTTAGATTTGATTTCAGAAATTGTAACTGAATCACTCGGCATCTTCAAAAGTTTTAACTTACCTTTTGAATTAGCTTCCATTTCTTTAACCTTCTCAATTACTTCTTCTTTTCGTTCGATTTGGTCATCAGGTGCGATTCCACTCCAAATTGTGTAATGCTTTCTTAAGATGTTAGTAACATTATCTTCAAAGAATATTTGAAGTACGTTTTTACCATCAGCGTGTGCACTATTTGCAATCTTAGTAAGTAATGTAGTTTTACCCGTTCCTGTAGGTGCCAATACAACGCCTAACTCACCGATACCAAGACCCCCCTTCAATAGATTGTCAATACCCACAATTCCCAATGGAATTGGTACTCTTGAGTCTTTTTCTAAAGCCGCGGATGGGTTTTCAAACACGTCTCTGATATCGTCTGATGTTGCACCTACTTGTAATGCCTTTTGAATTATCTGTTCAATCTTTCTATATTCTTCGAAATCACCATTTTCTATAATCTTCTCAACAGTCTTAAGTTCTTTCTTTAATACCTGTTGTTTACAGAAATTCATTGCGGTGTCCATAATCCAAGACTCATTAGTTAAGTCGTGTTCTTGGACTCCTTTCAAGGTGTCCATATGGATTGAAGATGTGGTGTCTTTGTTATTCTCAACTAAGATTTTCTGAGCTAACGTTTCATAAGACGGCATCTCGCCATATGTGCCATACAATTCTTTAATATTTTCAATAATATATCTGAAATATGGACCATCAAAGTACTTACTTTCAATTACATCGACAATAGTGACTGCAAATTTTTTGTTTTCTATTATTACCTTAATTAAGGATTTTTGGAAATTCTGACCAAGTTGACCAAAGTTTTTTTCACTCATTAGATGTATATGTTTATATATTAAAAATATTATTAAAGTTCATAACCCAAATAGGTAGTTTCAAGTTCATAATCTGACAAAACATCAGTTAACTCTGACAAAATTTTCCTAACTTTAGGTCTAACATCAACCGCGTATCTAGCCTTTGGGTGGTAAACGTGTGCGGGAAATATTCTTGAAATAAATACATCGTCATTTAACTTAACTTCCAATAAAAAGTACTCTTCTTTTTGTGGTTCGTTATCTTCCACATTCTCGTTAGACAAGAAATAATTTTGATTTTCACACATATAATCGGAACTTTTCATTTTCAAATCTTCAGCAATTTCGTCACAAATATTTTTCACTGTGTAGTGTAAATCTAGTGACCTTCTAGCCTGTGGATTATATCCCTTTACGTTAAAGAATCTTTGGATAATGAAATTACCTTCAAGGGTTAGAAGGAATTCAAATTTTGTTACGTCTTGATTGTTCATTGTTTATTTTTTTTTAATTTAAAAATGTGTTTATTTTTTTCTTTTCTGGTTAATCTTAGGAATGGATTTAAAAATACTATCCATTTATCATCTGATTTAGGTAATAGGAGGAATATCCCGTCCTCCATCATCATTTTCATTGTGTTTTTATATGACCTCCCCTCAGTGTCCAAATTTTCATTTATTAATTGAGTGACCTGTGATTTAGCTTCATCATCTAAAAATGGAACATCTAAATTCACTATCCTATCATTGATGTCAAAAAATTCTTCACCGAATACACCATATTTGGTGACGCCAGTTAATAGGTTTCTAACCAACCAATTATTTTTATCTTGTTCAAATAATAGGTTACCTTTTTCTTTAATTTCTGAAAGTGTGAGGGGTGAATGTTTTATCTCAGGAAAAAGAGATATGAGTCTTTTAATTCCCATATTCTTTATCCCTGAAATATTGTCTGAAGGGTCACCACATAAAATTTTAATTAATTTTACATTTTCAATTAAAATTGTTTCGTGGTCGTATTCAATTGTATCCTTTGGTTTGTATAACTTACCGTGTGAAGGATTAAATAATTGAGTGTGTTCATTAACAAGTTGTGCTAAATCTCTGTCTGAAGAATAAATAATCTTTTTTTCATTAGGGGAGTTTTGAACATAGTATGCAATACAATCATCAGTTTCACAATTTTTGTACTCACCTTGTCTAACGTAAAGTTCTTCAAGGTATTGTTTTATTCTTGTTCTTTGATAATTGTAATTATCAATCTCCTCTTCGGTCCTTATTCTACTTCGTCTATTCTCTTTATATTGATGATATATTTGTTTTCTTAGGATTGCAGAATTTTCTCCGTCCCAAAAAACTACAATTTTATCTAATTGATATATCTCAAACGCTCTTCTAAGAGTATTGATAAAATGATAAATTCCTCCAATATGTTTGCCCTTATAGTAATGGTTTTTGAGACCATAGAAACCAATCGTAAGTAAATTATCTCCATCAACAAGTAAAACGGACATTTAAATTTTTATTATAGATTACTCTTCTTCTGTTACAACTTGTACGTCTGCGATGTCTGTAACGTTAACACCTAATTGTTTACCGATATACTCACTATTGTCTCGTTTGTATTCTTCGATAGAACGTTTTTCTTCAGTATCGTCTTTACCGTGCATAAATCCTTGTGGAGTTACCAAGATACGACCATCCTCATATCCACCACCATTGATATGGTTCTTACTAATAGAGATTTTAGTACGTGTTGCGATTCTGATTTTTCTCTTATCTTTAGTGATAGAGATTTTAGTAGTTCCCGCACCTTTTTGGTTACCAAATAAGAATACCAATGATGAGTTTAACCAAATGGCTTCTCCACCTTTAGCTTTGATTTTTGGTTGTCCAAAAGGATTATCAGGTAATTCTACCCAAGGTTGGTTAACAATAACCAATGTACTTGTGTAAGGTTTGTCTGTTCTTCTTGAACCTGCAATACGTTGGTTGATTCCCATACCAATCTTATCAGCTAAAACTGATGCATTGTGTTGTTTACCACCTTTACCATCAAAGGTCATTTTACAAGGAACTGAACCTACTGAATCCCAAAGGAATAATAAGTCGTGTGGAATATCTCCTTTTTGTTGTGCATCTAATAAGTCGTTGATGTACTCAGTAATTTGTTCGATGTATTCGAAATCACTATTAAAAAGATAATCACCTTCTTTATCAAATCCCATTAACTCCGCGTGTTCCCAACTCCATTTCTGTTCAGTAATGATGAACACAGGAATGATTCCTTTCTTTTGAGCGTCGACCGCAGTCTTTACTAATGCGGTTGTTTTACCAGTATCACTATGTCCTAATAACATATTGATGTGACCCATTGCAGGACCCGGTAAACCTGTTGCTTCCAAGAAGGCATCGCCCAAATCGAAGAAACGGTCTGGTTTGTATTCGGCTTCTTTCGAGAATTTCTTCTTGATTGCCGAAAAATCTGTTTTTTTAATACCTGCCATTGTTTTGTTTTTAAAAGTGGGGTGGATATTTCACCACCCCTTAAATTATTTAGAACGGTAAATCGTCGTTTGATTCTTCCTCATCTTGTGGGTCAGTATAAGTTACTGACGGTGCTGCGGATGGGGTAGATGTTCCGATAGTTGCTTCACCTGTTGAGTTTGAAACAAATTTCTTTGCTTCGCTATCCCAACGTGGAACTTCTCCTCTTGCTACCATTTCAAGATAATCTTCACCTTTTTTAGAATAAACATCTGCCCAAGTTAACTCGTCGTTTGTCCATTGTTGGGCAATTGATGAGTCTGTGTGTAGTGGAGATGGGTCATCAGGGATTACTGAACTGATTGTTGTGTATTCTTTACCATTACCGGCTTTAGTTAGAGATAATGTAAGAATTAAGTCACGACCTTTTTCAACATCTGTAACATCACCTTTAGTTCTGAAAATTGGGTGGATTTTATCCAATACCCCGTCAGCCTTTGTGTTATGTTTAAATCTCCAAAATTTTGGTCCGTCTTGTTCGTTATCACGGTCGATAACTTTAACGATGTAGAAACCACGAGAACGATAGCTTCTTGCTAAGTCTCTGTCTTCTTGTACACCTGTCATCATTAAACTTTCATAAACTTCATTTAATGGTGAACGCTTACCCTCTTGTGCTGGGTCATATAATTTAGTCCATTGTCCATCAACCTGAATTTCGTGAAATTTAACAGGTACGAATGGAGTTCCACCATCTGCAGGTGGTAAAATACGAATACGTTTTTCCACACTTCTCACACCTTTTGGTAAGATTGTTGTGAAATACTTCTTCATTCTATCCTCTTGGGATACTTTGTTTGCACTGCCGCTTGCGGCGTTTTTGGTCTTCTCATACTGAGCAAGTACCGAATCTAATACTGACATAATAATTGGGTTTTAAATTAAATAATAATTTATCTATACTTAAAGTATAAACAAAAAAAGCCGGATTGTCAAACCCGGCTT